CGGTGGTCGCCGTATCATTTCCCGCCAACACCCGCTGGTGATGGGCCTGGGTCGGCGCGAACCCTGCGGGACCACTCCGCCCCTGAGAAGTTGCGCGGGGCTAAGATGCCTCGCTTCAACTTCGACGCCATCAACGACGCGATCACGGCCAGCATCCTCGGCTCCGTCGGCATCTCCGACGCGGAGCATGCTGCCGACACGCTCGCGGGCATTATCGATGAGACCAATGCGGCTGAGGAGAAGTTAGCCGCCGACCGGAAGAGGCGAGCGGAAGAGCAGCAGGAGATCGCCAACCTCCAGACGCAAAACGCCGCGGATGTGTTCGGCGCCATCTCGCACTTTGCCGGTCTCGCGCAGACCGCTGTTGAGGACTCCTACTTCGGGCAGTCTCAGGCAGGCAAGACCGCTGCGAAGGTCATGTTCGTGGTCGCGAAGGCCAGCGCGCTTGCTCAGGCTGCCGTTAACACTGCTCTCGCTATCACCAATGCTTTGACTGTTCAGCCATTCCCGGTGGGTGCTGCGCTTGCTGTGGGCGCTGGCATCGCTGGCGCTGTGCAGATCGGCACCATCGCGGCCACGACCATTCAGGGTCTCGCTGACGGCGGTCTCGCGCCCGGTGACCTGAAGCGCGCAGGGTTGAACAACCACACGGTAATCGGCGTCCGCAACGATGAGATGGTGGTAGACCCGAAGGGCACGGCTGACATCTCGGCCATGTTCGCGATGATGCGGCGGGAGAAGGAGATGGGCATGATGGAGCGCGGCGCGAATAGCGGGCCTGCTGCCGTCGTCGTCAACCTTGACGGGCGCCGCGTGAGCGACGGACTCGCACCGCATCAGACGGCCATGATTGAAGACGGGCGAGACCCGAGGCGGAACGTTCGCACCGTGGGGGCTCTCTGATGTCGGGTCGATGCCAGATGTACCTTGACGACCTCTTCAACGAGCACGGCGTGGCTTCGTACTCATCTGGGGAGACACCGACGCTGCCGCGCGCGAATGCGTCGGACTCGCTGCCGGGTAAGCCGTTCCAGCAGTGGGAGGCTCAGGCGGGCGGTGGGGCGTTTGAAATCACGACCAACGTGAACGCTCTTGTCTACATCGATGAGGGCGGCGGCACGACCACGGTCCGCATTCCGGGCGCCTTCTACCCGACCGTCTCCGCGTTCGTCGCCTACCTGACCACGGAGATCAACACGCCCGGAAACGTGACATCGGGGCCTGCTCTCGCTGGCACCTACGCGGTCACGTACAACACGTCGTCTCGGAAGTTCACCATCACGGAGGGCGCCGCTTCATCGTTCGCGCTCCCCAACGCCACAAGCACCACGGACAACATGCTGACCCTCTTGCTCGGGTGGGACGCGACCGACGTGAGCGGGACCTTCGTCTATCAGGCAGACACCGAGCGGTCATCGACCATCACGTGGCTCAAGTACGAGCAACCCGTTGGCGAGACCATCGCGCCCAACCTCATCGCCTTGATGCTGTCCAGCGTGGGAGGCACGGACGACGATAACGACGTGCTCTACAACGACTGTACGGTCTACGCGCACGCCACAGACCTCGGCAGTCAGCAGGCCAATTGGGAGGGCACAGCGTCCCTCACGCTCGCGGTCAGCGACCGGCCCGCGAACCCTGAGAACACGCTTCAGGGCGCGGTGACCACGGACGCCACAGGGTATCGCTATTGGGTCGTGTACTGGAAGCACGTGGATGATCACGAGTTTCACAGGATCAACATCTGCCGGGGGATGGAGTCGGTCGGAAGCGCGACCCGCACGTGCCGGGAGATTCAGCGGCAAGGCCTCGAAGACCCGACATCTGCGCGGACCCTGAACAACCAGCACCCGACCGAGTTGAAGAAGCGGTGGTTGATGACTGCCGAGCTTGAACGCTGGGAGGTCGCCGACTTCCGCGCGTTCGTCGTCGCTGCTCAGAGGTACGGCAAGGTGGAGGGCATGGTCTGGGCCCTGCGCGGGTCTGCCGTTCTTGCGGGTACGTACACCATCACGGACGAGGCCGACAACGGGACCATGTTCTACGGCACCATCCTCGACTGGCCCCCCAGCGGCTACAGCACAGCAGGCAGCGACCGTCTCACAGGCTCGCTGACGTTCGGGCAGTTGGTGCCGTGAGCATCACCTACGACCAGCAGGCGCTAGCCCTCGGTTATCTCATCCGCGGCAAGTACCACGACGCCTCGGGCACAGCGCAGACCCTGAGGCTCTGTGGCCCCGCCTCGCGCATGGGAACGGGCTTCGTGCTCGCTGACCCTGACGACGCAGCCGGAGTGCCTGACTCGCAGTTCTGGCGCGCGAACGAGACCCAGGCGCCCGTGCTTACCGAGAGCATCGGTAAGTTGGACCAGTACATCGCCATCCCGGGCACGCTCTCGATCACCATCCCGATTGACTACCCCGCAGAGCCTGACTCGACCGTCGAAGACACGACCGGAGACGCGACCTTGCGCGAGCACGTCGTTTCGGGCCGGTGGGCGTTCAAGGACGTTGATGTTTGGTTCATCGACCTTGCGACGGGCGACACCGAGCACCGCTTCCGAGGCACGTGGGACCGCGACCCTGATGTGACCCCCGGCGCAGGGTCGTTTCAGATGAAGGCCAAGGAGTGGTTGGGGCCGTTGGCTGTGCCGTGGAAGATGACCACGATTCCGCAGGATGCGAGCGTTTGGGACTCTGTTGGGGAGCCTCTGAGCAGTGGCGGGATGTACAAGTCACCGTCGATCTCGTCCAGTGGCCGAGGATTCCAGTTGGCGCCCGACGCCATCGGCGTCAAGGTCGGGTGCGTCTGGGGTTTCAACGACGCGCCAGCCACCGCGCAGACCCCAGGGCCGGTATGGCGAGAGGTCGTCTACTACGGAGCCACTACGGGCACCGGCCCGGGTTCGCCGCCCGTCGGGAACAATTCTGATGTGGTCTTGTGGTTCCACGTGTCGCCTCAATACGGATGCGGCGTTGGGGTGATTCGCCTTGTCGGTGACGACGGTACCGTCTACGAGAGCAACGCCACGGGCGTCGGCTCGGTTCTCGTCGGGCACAACAGAGACTCTGACCTTGGCCCGCTCGGGACGTTCGCCGCGGTTCAGGTGACTGGCACCGTGTCCGGCAACTTCGACCCGGAGACTGCGAACAACAAGGCATACGCGCGCATTCACGGGCCATCGACGGATCCGACTGTCGTGGAGTACCACGCGACCTACGGAACCCCATACACCACGCTGAGCGGAGGCGCGGCGGCGACCCCTGTGGTGGATGTCGCTGGGGACATCATGGAGATCATCATTGAGGGTGGCGACTACCTCAGCGACACCACAATCCTCGGAACGTCGGCCATCTCTGACTTCATCTCCGACACCCCGAGCGCGGTAGCCGAGTGGACTGAACTACTCTCAGCCGTCCCCGTCGAGGTCAAAGACGACACAGAGATGACCTACCGGGACGTGCTCAGCAATCTCGTGGGCGGGCTGCCTGCGGACCTTGTGTGGCGCTACGACTCGACAGCGAAGCAGCGGCGACTGTATCCATGGTGGCGAGTCCCGCAGGCCGGGACCACTGAGCCTGACTGGACCATCCGAACGTTCGATCTCGCGTCCTCTCAGCCCCCGTCGGTGTCTCAGCAGCAGGACCCCAAGGGCGAGTACGGGAACGACATCACCGTCCTCGCGCCCGACTACATCGACCAGCCTGCCGCGCTTCCGATTGCGGACGCTGCGCTGCTGGAGTCGCGGAGCCGGAACAGTCAGCAGATCCAGAACCTCACCGAGCAGGTAGCGGCGAAGGCCGGAACGCAGCCCATCTCCCGAGAGCGGGCGTGGAAGCTGTGGAGCCCGCACAGCAAGGACACGGGTGCGCAGACATCGCGGTTCATCGCAGCAGAGCTGTCTCAGCCCCAGGTGTGGACCACGGGAGACATGGGCGGGACGTGGTTTCAACTTCAACTAGGGGACACCATCGCCTATGAGGTCCACGGAGTGACCGAGCGTATCGGCATGGTGCGGACCCTTCAGTATCGGCTAGAAGCGCAGACCGTTCAGGCCAGCGCGGTACACGTGTCGTTCTACGACGACACAGACCTCCCCGGTGGCGGGGATTAGGAGCAGACAATGACAGACCGCATCGGGCCAATGACCCTCGACTCCACCGAGGTCGTTTCGGCGGTCATCGGTGACAAGGCGCTTCTCGCCTCCGCCGCTGACGGGACATCAATCGAGGTCAACTCGGTCACCGGCAAACTCGGCGTTCCGTCTTCTGGATCATCCCTGAGCAACGGGGTGCAGCGTGTTGGCATGAGCAAGTTCGCAGGGGCTCGCCTTGTCGGCAACCTCACAGCCTCCGACGCCGCCGCTGGAGTCGTCTCCGTGCAGAACACATACGGAACGGATCTCATCGTTGAGCGCCTATTCCTCGATGTGACAACAGCCACGTCTGGGGCATGCACGCTGGACGCAGGCGTGGCAGCCACGGCCATCCTGGCATCTGACCTGATGAGCGGCGCTAACCCGTCCACGGTCATCCTGCTGGACAACCACACGTCTCCCGCCCTCTCGTCTGTCAAGTGGCCGTCTACCGAGTTCCTCACTGTGTCCATGGCCTCTGGCGCAACCGCTGGCCTCGTGGGCACCTACCAGATCATCTTCTCGGACATGAACTAGCGGGCCGACATGCGCCAGAAGCCATCATCACCGCAGTCCACGACCATCCACATCGGCGTGTTTGGTCCGTGGATTGTGATGGTCCAGTCCTCGCCAGGGGAGAGTTCCCGCGTGGAGAGGGTGCCGTTGGTCTCGACTTCGCAGTCTACGTATTCGGCGCTGTCATTCCCAATGGTGATTGGCTGGCCCACGTCGAACATGGACTCCGACGGCGCAATCCAGACGACCCCATCTGCTGCCGGAGTGGGGGCCGCCCCCACGCACCCACCCAGAACCATCGCCAACAGAATGTATACACACTTCATTCCTCTACCCTGCACGCATCCCCTCTCGGCGTCAAGTCGATTCGGATTCCGGTAGCAGGCGCGGGACAATCGTTTAGAATCGGGCTGAATCGGTCCGCTAGGAGCAATAATGAGTTTGTCTAGTAAGGCACTGCGGTCCTGTGACGCGCTGACATTCGCCAACGTGGGCACGAGCGAGAGCGCGAGGCAGGCCATCCTGCTGGACGCTGCGGCGCTGAGCCCTGGGAACTACGCTTTCGACGGGTACACGGCAGACATGACGGACGGCGCCGAGACCACGGTGACGGTGACGGTCCGCATCTACGACGCTGTGTCCTCCGGGAATCGCGTCTACACCGACAAGCCCATCTTCGCGGCCAATGGCGAGAGCGCGGGCCAGAGCGGCCTTCGCAAGCCGTTCAACCGCTCCGGGGTCCTCGGACTCTGGGCGACGTGCGAAGCCTCAAGTGGCAGTGACACGGACATCACGCTGATGGTGGATGTTGCCCCGGTGATCATCACCTGATGTCCTTGTTTCCATCAGGAGATGCCGGGTCGTTCCCTCGCGCTGCTGCTGCTGGTGGCGGCGGTGGAGGCTACGAACTCGTGTGGAACGCTGCCGCAGATGCTGACTGGTCCGGCGTCACGGCTGACTGGACCGGCGACGACTCGCGGAGCATCAACGGCGTCACCGGAACCATCGACCGCAAGGCCAATTGGGTGACGTTCGGGCCTGACGGGTCTGGCAACTGTCAGTTCAAGCTCGGCGCAACGAGCAACTACGGCAGCGGCGCCACTGACGCGCCTGTCCTTCGGTTCGACCTCTCGGACTTGCTGACCGTCGGAGGCTACTCGGCAGATCGGAACGACTCGTACATCTTCCGCATCCTGATGGCGTCGGGCAACCCCGACCCGGCGAACGGGAACGAGGGGATTGGCTGTGGGATCCGCAAGGACAACAGCACGACCATCAGCGCGCCGAACGACTCGGGCGCGATCTGGATGAACATCAGCGGCCTCAAGATCCGCTCGTCCATCAACGGCGGCGACAACGCCACGGCGAGCACGGGCCTCCGCTACCTCTCGTCCGAGGTCACCAACTCGCACGGGTTCGTGATGCGCTTCGGAACGTCGGAGGCTACGACAGCGGCCAACGAGGGCACACGCGCGCTCACATTCCAGGGGCAGACATCCGGGGTGGACATCACGCCAGCAACGCCGGACTTCGATGTCACTGGCGCTGACGTGAACTGCTACGTGAGCGGATGGGGTGCTACCAGTGGAGTCACCTTCCTCATCTCGGATATCGAATTCTGGCGAATGAGGACCGAGTAGTGAGCACATTCCCACGCGATTCGGGCGTAGACACCCCAACCGCTCCGGCGCCGGGCGAGGTTGTCCGGTACTCCTCGTCTTCGTCTACGGCCTACACCACGATCACAGACGCCCTCGCTGCCGCCTCTAGCGGGGATGTGGTCTTGGTTGGTCAAGGCACGTGGTCGGAGGTCTTGACGGTGCCGGACGGCGTGAAGCTGGTGGGGTTTCCGATCACCACGTCGGTGGCCATCAACGGCGACGGGACAAGCACACCGGTCACCCTCGGCGCGGGTTGCACCCTGCGTGAGATTCTGGTGGAGGCTCCGACGGGTAGCAATCCAGCCATCGCGTCCAACAACGCCACGGGCGGGAACATCCTCTTCAACGTCCGACTGGAGGCCACTGGCGGATCTGGCCCGATGATTCAGAAGACCGGCGCGGGTGCGCTCATCGTCCAACTGGTCGGTTTCAACGCAGGCACGACCACAGGCGCCATCCTCGACGCAAGCGCCGGTCTCGTCCGAGTCCTTGGCGGCGGCATCAACGCGAACGCCGGTACCGCTGTCGAATTCCTGAAGTTCACCGGAACCGTGACGGTCGAGGGGCAGTTGGCTCAGGTCGGCCCGCCCATGAACCTGACGGACGTGCTCCACATCGGCGGCACGGCCAAGGTTGGTCTTGCCAACCTGACGACCCCGAACGACGGCGCGGGGACCGTGACCAACGGGTTGCGAATCGTGGCTGACGGGGTGACGGTAGACCTCAACGGGTGCGTCTTCCGCGCGGACACCTACGACTTCCTTGTTGACTCCGGCCTGACTGGCTCAGGGTCGAAAGTGACTCTGATTGGCATGGAGTTTGAGAAGGGCAAGTCGTCCTTTCCGCCTGCTTGGAACCCAGACCTGATCCTCGTCTCCTACGCAGACCGCGGGGAGAGTGGAGACAACTCCGGGTCAAAGTTCGTCGGCGTCGTGGACATCGGGACGCCGCAGTTCCCAGCGTCCTTCTCCGCAGGCGAGGGAGACTCATCCATCCTCGGGATGGTCGCCTATACGCTGGACGACAGCGCAGGCACGTTCACCGTCGTCACATCGGACGTAACGACATCTGGTGACGGCAACACGGCAGCGTGGGGGACAGACGCAGACGACGCGCTCTACATCGGATTCAACGAGAACTTCAAGCCGCGCGCCTACGACCTTGAGAACATCGTGGCGCTCAACGGCGCTCTGGCTGTCGAGGTTCTGACCGGCACCGGCCCCGAGGTGTGGACCGTCATCAACTACATGTCCGGCCTGTCCGGGGGGAGCACCTCCTACGCCAAGGACGTGTTCGGACGCGCCAGCGGTGACGAGAACATGAGGCTCAACACGGAGGGCAGTGCGTGGTCATCGTGGGCTGCCGGGGACCCGCCATCGACGGGGACTGACCGCTACTGGCTCAGGGTTCGTAATGACGGAGCGATCACCACGTCTCCGACTATCGACCGGGTGAAGGTTGGCACGTCGTGGATTGAGGAAAAGGCCACGGGAACGGCGCGCTTTGGGGCGGCGGAAGAACTGCGGACATTCTGGGAAGGCAACGGGGAGTCCTTGTCCGCTCCGAATGGAGGGGCAAACAACCCGAACAACGCCGACATCACCATCAGTACGAACGTGTCGTATCGGCAGGCGCGGAGCCAGTACGCGAGCGGGCAGAACAACCGCGCAGGGACGCAGCTAGAGGTTCCTCTCGGTATCGATACGGGCAGGCCAGCAACCTTCGTGCTGGTGTGGACGACATCTGGCACAGACACCGACGCCGTCAAATGGGACCTGTACGTGACTGAGGTTCAGATCGGAGACGTGCTGAACTCCACGACCACTGAGCGCGCGGTCATCACGAACAGCGTGGCCCCGTCCGGCACTGCGAACACCGTCTACAGGACCACATTCGACGCGGACATCTCGGACCTCGTGCCCGGAGATGAAATCGCCTTCATGCTATGGCGCAACGGGACCGGGACAGGCTCAGATTCCAACAGCAACGCAGCCATAGCCCTGTCGCTCGCCTGGGAGGCGTATTTCTATGACTAGCCCAGACAAGGACCACCAACCGTTCACACCCCGTGAACGCGACGTGGTCGTCTTTCTGGATTTGCGGGCACAGTGGGTTAGCCTCGCCTTGGTAGATTCGCGCGACCCTCGCGCCGAACCCGGGGCGGGACCCTCCAATGACACTGGAGCCGACGGAGAAGGACGCGGCGGCAGAGTCGTCATGGGAGGACGCCGTGAGCGATGACATCGGGGAGATGACGCAGGCGATTCTTGCCCAAGGCGTGCGCCTGTCTGAGCAGAACGAACGCCTCATCGATGCGACGGCGCAGGCCAGCGCGACACGAGCGGAGCATGACGCGGCGACAGACAAACGCCTCGACCTCGTGGAGAAGGACGTGGTGGCGGGGAACGAGCGGTTGGTCGCCATCAAGGAGCAACTAACGGACATCAAGGCCCGCCTTGACCGGCCCAGCGGACTGGCGCGCATGTTCGACGCGTTCGCTGTGGGCGCCGGGAAGTTCCTCGAGAACAAGGTGGCGGTGGTGGTCCTCTTGCTCATCCTCGCGGGCCTGCTCGGTCTGACCATCACGACTCCCCTCGGGAACGTCGGCGCGTCCGAGGGCGACCCCGTGGCGCAGGACGACGACGACGGCGGCGGGGATGTGGGGGATCGCGACGACGGCGGCTCTGACCTCGGTGGGTCTGACGCGATTGCATTCCCGAGGTAGACGATGTGTGACCCGATCATGTTCCCTGAGATCTACTGCCCCGACCAAGAGGGGTGGCCCTGTCCCGACGACGATCAAGACACGGTGACCACCGGCTCTGAGGCGTTCGACAAGTGGGAAGACATCGGAGGCCAGTGGTGGAACCCCGCGGCCTACCCGTCGAAGGTCGGGCAGTTCGTGGTGGAGTTGGACCAGACGAACGACCGCATCAAGTGGGATGGGGCGTGGGTCTCAGTGACGTGGAACACGACGACGGCAGAGTGCGCGGCCACCGACTCCAGCGGGCGCAAGTGGACGGTCGTAGACAGCCCGACTCAGGGCGGCTTCCTCGCCGGGAGCACGTGCCAGATTCAGTTCAACGACGGCGGCACGACAAGCTCGCGGCTGCTGGGGTAGACTCCCCTCGGCCTCTGGCCGTCTCACCTCTCCTCCGAGACTGAAGCGCCTGCTCCCCCGAGAGTGGGCGTTTCTACTTGGTGGTGCCAACGCCGAGCCGCTCCCTCGCCCACTTGCTCGTGTTCGTGTAGCCATCGGCGCGCGCCATCTCCACGACTCGCTTCCACTCGTCGGAGTTCATCCCGATTCGGCGGGTGCGCTTGTCGTCTACGGGCGGGCGTCCGCGCACTGCGCCTGTCGTGGCCTCGACGCCGGAGACGACCACACCGGACGCGGGGTACCTGATAACGCCGGTGGCCTCGCCACCTGACGCCCTAGCGCACCTGCGCGCGGCTGCTCGGCTCCTGTGGTGGTGACCGCAGAAGGCGCCACCGACAAGCGCCGTGTATTCAATGTTGGTCATCGCCCGCTCCGGTTCAGCGCGCACAGCAAGAGGCTTCCGACCATCTGCGAAAGCGCCCAGTCGCGCACGTCGGGCGGCATGGCCTCCAGTGCTGAGAGCGATATCAGCGCCTCGCCCTTGTTCTGGCCGTCGTGGTGCAGTTCAACGAAGAGGCGGGCCCCGGAGTCCGGGCTGAATACGATGTCGAACCCCTCCGCTGCGCACTCGGCCTCAGCCTTTGCGAAGTCCGGCCAGGCCCCGCCGCTGGTGTACTCATCACCAAGTGGCAGGGCGGCGTTAAGCCTCGCCATGATTCCGGGCCTCACCCTGCCACTCCGTCGACCCGTGCCCGCTCGCGCTTCGCCGCCGCCGCCGCCGCCTCGACCATATCGTGCATGTCGCGCAGTTTGGTGCGCATCTTGAACCGCTCCGTGGGCGTCACGTCGGGGTTGTTGGTGATGCGGTCCGCGAGCCTCGCGATGTCCTTGATGATGGTTTCACTGTCGTGTCGGATTTTCATGTTCGTTCTCTCCTCGGCGGGGCGTATTCCCCTCCAGTGCTTGTATTTATACGACCCCGGTTTTTGGAGCGCAAGAGGAAAAGAACAGATACCCGAAAAAGAATCCAGATAGCCACCTCGCCCCAACCCGCACGAATCCTGAGCGGATGTCAAGCGCCACAGCGTGATAACCTGCGTTCGTGAGAGACCTCGCGCGAGCCATTGTCGTCCTCAGCCTGTTCGGCCTCATCGCTGCTGTGGTGTGGGTGGAGGGTGCGCCGGATGTCTAAGCGTGTGACCCAGAAGCAGCGCACCGAGAACATCGCGGCGGTGTGCTTCCTCGCCAGCCTCGTGGTGCTGGGCATCAACAACGACGCGGGACCCTCCCTGATGGTGTTGTTCGCTTCGCTCTGTGGGGTGCTCGGCGTGGCTGTGAATCAGTACATCAAGGGCGAGTCGGGTCGCCCCAGCGGGGCCACAGCGGCTGAGCCTTCGGCGCTGGACCATCTGCCGACGCCGGTCGAGCGATGACTGACCCGTACATCAGGTGGCGCGACGGAACGACCGGGGAACTGCACTCCTGCCTAGAGTCTGAGATTGTGTTCCAGCCGGTGCCGCTCAAGTCCATAACGGAGCCGATCGCTGTCCGCTCATGCGTCCGGCTGTCGAAACTCGCAGACCCGGCGTGCCTTGACGATTACGAGCCACTCTTCCGCGAGGCGCTCGCTCTGGCGCAGACGGCCTCTGGCCCGTTCTCCATGCTGGACTGGCCCGTAGTCGAGGTGAGCGCCGAGGACTTGCGCGCGATGGGTGTCCTATGACCGACATTCTCAAGAAGTTCCCATGGTGGGGATGGGTCTTGCTCGCCCTCGTCGCCGTGCTGGTCGTGCTCGTGGCGATTCCGCCTCTAAGAGACCTCGCCATTAAGCACGCGACCGGAGCCGCAGCTGGACTCTTCGCCGCCATCGGCACCCTGCTCGGCATGAGGGCTACTCGGCGCCGCTCCGCAGCCAGAGACGACGCCACAGCCGCGCAGACTTCCATCACCGAGCGTGGGGATGTCGAGGCAAAGCAGACCAAGCAGCGCCGTGACAGGGCCGCAGACCGCGCGGTCGAGGCAGAGGGCGAGGTCGTGCGCCGAGACGTGCCGAAGACGCCAGAGGAGCGCACAGAGCGCCTGGACGAGATTACGGACCCGTTCGCCTCGTGACCATCCCAATCGACGTGCGCCTCATCCTCATCGCCGCCGTGCTCATCTGGGGCACTGGCGCCGAGCGTCATCGGCTCATCGACCCGATTGAATGGCCGGAGCTCGACCCGTACCAGCCGGAAGAACTGAGCTCGCTGGTCACCGAGTCAGCGAAGGTCGTAGCCGGTGACGCTGCGCCCTTCGACGGCGTGTGCGTGGCTGGCGATTCGATGGCGCGCATCGTGTCAGCCTACGACGAGACGGCTCGAGCGTTGCGGCAGGAGCAGCGTGGGAGGCGCGGAGACCGGTGGGACGCTGACCGGATGCATCAGGCGACCATCGAGGGATTGAAGACTTGCCGCGCTAGTCACCCGCGGACGTTCGCGGCTGGCGTCGGTGTCGGCTTCGGAGGCGCAGCGGCCACCGGATGGATTATCGAAGGAGCGAGACAATGAGCCGCGACATGAACGACCTTGACCCTGACTTCCGCGCGAAGTGCTACGCGCTCATCTCGGCGTGCAAGGCGCGAGGCGTGGACATGCGTCCGTTCTTCACAGCTCGTCACCCCGTCGAGCAGGGTGCCCTGTGGCGTCAGTCCCGCTCAGGGTCCGAGGTCAAGGCGAAGATTGCCGCGCTCATCGAGGCTGGCGCTCCCTTCCTCGCTCAGTGCATCGTGGACGCGGGTTCGCAGTCTGGCCGATGGGCCACCAACGCCATCCCGGGCCTTTCGTGGCATCAGTGGATGCTGGCCCTCGACTGCTACTGGCTCGTGGACGGGAAGGCCGAGTGGGACGCGGACGCCATCCACAACGGAGTGCAGGGATACGCAGTCTACGCCGAGGAGGCCGAGAGGCTGGGCCTGCGCTCGCTCCGGTCCATCGGAGACAGCCCGCACGTCCAGATGCCGCAGGAAGGCTCACCGAAGGGCAGAGGACTCGTCGCTGTGGATGCCGCGATGCGGGAGCGATGGTCGAAGTAGCCAACCACGAAGGAGACCCCATGAACTGCCCCATCCTCCAACCGCCCGCCATCCCCGCCCAGCACGGCGCCCGCTCTGTCGCAGTCGCGAACAGCGCAGGCCGTCCAGGCTTCATCATCCTCAAGGGCGCGCGTCGTCTCGGCAAGTTCACGCGCGGCGACTTCCAGCAGACTCCCGCGGTCGGTCGTCGGCCCGTCTGGCGAGGTCGCGCCAACGGGACGTGGCGGTTGGTCGCTACGGGTTAGGCAGCCTCCGCCTCCGACCCAATCCCGAGCATCGCAGCGACGGCGAGCACCCGAGCACGTACCGCGGCCCGCCCCTTGTCGGCCTCGCCCTTCGGCGCGCCGTGCATGATTGTCGTGTGACAGCGCCCGCCGAAGGCCAACCCGACCTGAACCGTGCTCATATCGAACAGGTCCAGCAGCAGGAAGTATGCCTGGAACCGTGCGCGGACAATGCGCGCCGTGCGCACTCGGCCCATGATTTCGCCTGACGTGACGCCGTAAGCCTCGGCGCAAGCTCGGACGACGGCCACGACATCCGCGCGACTGGCGAGGTGCCTTCGCCCGCGAATCCTGCCAGCCTCCACCACGCAGCCAATGGCGACGTTCTCGGGGAGGTTGGCGAGTGCTCGCACCAGTTCGTCGCGGGTCATGCCTTCTCCTCCGTGGTTCGCAGCCACGTGTCCCGGGCGTACCTCGCGTCAGAGAACAGCCTCGCGGCCTCGACTGCGCCCTCGTTCGCCAGTGCGAGTTGCCGTTCTGCTGACTTCACCGCGCTCCCAGCAGCCGACACATGGGCCTCCCTGCCAGACATCACGGCGGCCCACGCCTCCGACTCTGTGTCGAAGTGGGTGTTGTCGTACTGCGTCTCCCCGTCGGCGTCCTTGTGCGGATACCCGACCTTCTCGCACTCAACGGCGGTGACGGATGTGGCGCCCTCTCGGTAGCGAATCATCCCCTCACCCCCTCAATGATGCCGCGAATCTTCGCCTTCATCTCGATGGAGCCTGCCCCGACGGTGAAGGTCCGCATGGCGTTCTCGATGTCGGTGAGTGCAGCGCGAAGGTTCATCGCCTCGATCTGCGCTTGCCTGCGCTTCTCGCCCACGTCGAGCAGTGCGCGGCGGCGACCGTCGGACTCGGCCCGCAACTCCCGAACATGGCGCAACGCCTCACGCAGGTCACCGATTGCCGACCCTGCGTCTAGATGGTCAACGCCCAACAGCGCTTCCGCTTCTTCTGACAAGTCCATGTCACTCACCTCCCAGCGCCATCGGCGCCATTTGAATCGTCACCTTCACGTGCGCGTCCTCGCCTCGGGCGGCGTACCTCTTCAGTGGCGGCTTGGTCCCGCCGTATACCCACCGGTCATCTTCGATGACGCCGGCATGCACTAGCGCGTCCTCTGCGAGCTTGACGATGTTCGTTCTGTCGCCTCTCGACGTGTGCGGCATCGCTCGCCCGTCCAACTTCTCAGACGGGCAAGAGCACGGCTGTCGCTTGTGCTGGCAGTCCAGCGACTTCGGGCGAGGGAACACCGCCTCCACGTCGAGCAGCATCGGCCCTTCCATCGGCGGACCCTTCCAGTGCAGCGCCATCAGTCGGGATGCCATGTCGCGCCAGCCTCGGGGGAACTCGGTCTTGGGCTTCTTCGACTTCTTCGGGCGGGTCCGCAGGTTCGCCTTGCACGCGATGAGCGGCTGCCCTCGCTTGTCCTTCCCGACGATGCGACCCGAGAGGACGATGCCCCACGCGACCGGCTGCCCCGGGATGGTGATGGTGAGGCCGGTCATTCGTCGCCCTCCTCCAGAGCCTTCGCCCACCGCTTCCGGTCCCGGCGAGATCGCCATTCAGAGAAGGACGAGCCGCCCTGAAACATCGCCTCGCCTGCGAGCAAGAACCCGATGCGCAAGGCGAGCCATCCGAAGACGAGACCCAGCGCCCACCCTGCGGCGGCTTGCGGGTCGCTCCCGAGGGCGAGGGCCACGATCAGCACAATCACGAGGTCGGCCATGCACCCAATCATCCTGTCTCCCTAATCCGCCATCGCGCCGGGTTGGCGCCGGTTGTCTCTAGGTCGTCCATCGAAAGCAGGTCGCGGCGGATCGTCTCGTAGGTCGTGCCCACCTTGCGGGCGAGGCTGCCCCTGCTGCGCCATTCGGTGAGCCAGCCGCGAACGGCAGCACGGCGAACGGCGATTCGGTCCGTGGTCGCCTGCCGGTTGCGTGCGCGGGCAGCCTCTACTTCGGGAAGGTGCGCGCACGGTCGGCCCTCGCCGTCCTTCGGCTCATAGGCGTAGTCCAGGGGCATCCAACTCATGGCGCGTCGTCCTTCCAGTATCCAAACTTCTTGCCACCGACCTCCTCGACGAGCCCGGCGACCCACTCGCGGCGGGCCGCCACAGTCGGGCGGTCCCTCCCTGCGAAGATGACCTTTGCCGCTGCCTCGATGGACCCGACGCCGAGTTTCAGGGACCTCAGGAGGCCACGAGCAACGCCGTCGCTCGATGTGTCGGTGTGGTCCTCGGGGTCCTCGCCCTTGCTCCACCTGTTCCAGATGACAGGTACCGACTCCTCACGGACCTTGCGCGTGGTCTTCGACTGGTAGCCGACCCAGCCACCAGCGACCGCTATCGGCGTGGTCTTCGTTGCGGCTCTGGCTGCGCTGCGCCACTCGGCCACCGTCGCCTCCATCACAGCCAGTCGCTCGACGGTGCTCCGCGCGCCGTCCTGTAGGAACGCCTGCGCCTCGTCGCACCGGGTCACGTAGCCGCACCCGAGGCAGTTGACGCCGGGGGAGGCGACACGGGGCCGCACCTCGACGGCGCGGACGGCGATCATGATGTCGCGCTTCCACTCCTCGATCTTTGCCATGCCCTCGGCGTCCAGCCACAGATCCTCAAAGAAGACCTGTTTCGTTCGCAGGTTCGTCACCTGACGCCGGATGAAGTCGGGCGGGGCATCCAGTCCAATTCGCTTCCACGAGATGTATGAGAGGACCGCCTGCGTCCTGACCTGCACCGACTGAAGTTCTGTCTCGTCCGTCGGCCACGCGGTCTTGTAGTCGTCGGGGAGCAAACCGACCCCGGCGAACTCCTCGGATTCAACCTCCATCACGTCGAGCACATCGAGGCGGGCGCGGTAGACGGCGTTCGGGTCGTCGTACCGGACGGGATTCCAGTCTGCGTCTGCGGCTAGTCCAATCTCGAACCTCGCCCGACTCGTCCCAAGGAACCCCTCGGTGTGGTCGTACCAGTCCAGCGCGATTTCCTTACCCGCCATGATGTCGTCGATGTTCAGCGGCGGCTCAGAGTCCGTCCCGCCTCGACCGGTGGACGCGAGGGCGAGGGCCACCCCCTCGATGTCTTCACCGCGCGCGAGCGCATACAGGAACTCGTGGGCCGCGGTACCGACGGCGAAGACGCGCCGGTCGTATGGCGTGCCGTCTTCGTAGTGCTGAACGGCCATGTTGCAGTGACGGGCGGCGAGCTTCAGTGTGGTGGGTCGCTGGGGCATCAGTCCCTCGCAGGCTGGCGAGCAAGCCACGCCTTGAATTCGGTTTCTTGTCGTCGGCTCTCGCGCACCAAGTACCTCTGGGCCTCGGCGCCGTCGTCGGGCAGATGGTCGCGGAAGTACCAGAGGACCTTTGCGGACACCTCGGCGTCGTAGACCGCCCCGTGCGCCTTCGACTCATCCAGCCCGGGAACCTCGATGCGCTCGGCTACCGCTGTCAACTTGTGGCGCCCTGGACCCTTCCACCACTTACCCACGCCGTCGGTACGGATGAGGGCGAGCGGGTCGATTAGCACCGGGCCTTTGCACGCCTCGCGGAAGCCTGGAATCAGCCGAGACAGGATAGCGAAGTCGTACCGGAACCCGTTGTAGGCCACCATCACCAGCGACTCGGAGACGGCCTTCAGGATGTCCTCGGCGTACTCCTCGATCGTGGGCTGGTCGGCTACGTCCGCGTTGGTGATTCCGTGGATTTCGGTAGCCTCAACAGGGATGGGTTCGGGCGGCTTCACGAGCCACCGACGCACCTTGACGACGCTGCACTCCTGCATCCACACAAGACCGATCTCCACAGGGTGGGCCGTCTCCGGCTCGGGGCCTGTCGTTTCGAGGTCGAACGACAACCACGTCTCTGTCTTCCAACTCATCGCCGCTCGTCCTCCACATCAAAGGTCCCGTCAATGGTCGGCGGTGTGTTCTGCCGGTGGTCTGCGGCTGCTTCTTCGGCCTGCTCGGGCCCGGTGATCTGCACCATCGTGGGCGCCTCCAGAACCTTGACACGGGTTCGCGCCTCCATCGCCGCTCGGAACTCCAGTTGGCGCCGGAAGAAGTCCAGCGGGTGGTCGGTCGCGACGACGTGCATCACCGGGAACCGTGACTTGAGTTGCCGGTTCGTCTGCTCGGTCAGGGTGAGCGTGATGTTCAACCCGGCGAGCGAGTAGTCATCGAAGCTCATCGCGGCGGCGGCGTCACTGATTTGCTTGAACAGGCCGACGAAGTTGCGGACGCTGTTCCACCCATTGGACGTGTACTTGAACAGCGGCGACGGCATCGAAGACGACTCAGGCCAGATGGGGCGGAATAGGAACCGCATCGACGGGGAGCACGACGGCTTACCCTTCTGCGACTTCTGCCGAAACTCGCACCGGTCGCCGGGGCAATCGATGTCGATGAACTCGGAACCGGTCCAGCGCCGCGCCCTCTCGCCGTTGCCGATGCAGAACGGGACCTGCTGCGGGTGTACCGGTTGTCCCGGTGCCTGCTGGTTCCGAAGGCTGTACTGGAAGCACCCCGCCTCGGTGGCGTGGACAATCTGCCCGTTCACCGACTGACGCCACCGGGGGTCGGCGGTGTTGAATCCCTTGAACGAGGGATGGTGGGTCCGCACCTTCTGCGCGTTCTCCACCGGGTTGACGATGTGCAGTCGGTCCTTCTCGACCGGGAAGCCTCGCCCGTTGTCAGGCTTGCGCCCGATGGTCAAGACGGCGCCGACGTTCTCCCGGCCCTCTACTCCTGCGATTCCAGACGGTTGGTCGCCGTGCATGCTCTCTCCTCCTTGTGTAGTCATCCCGCCACTCCCCCGCACGCCTTCAGTAGCGCGGCGAATGCGAGCAGTGTGGGCAGGGCCCACGCGAAGCCCGACAGGACGGAGTGCGCCTCATCGAGTCCAGGCACGTCAGGCGGCTGATGCCGCTCGAACTCGCGCACAATATGAAGGTCGGGAATCCGCTCGTTCACGTACTCGGTACGGGCGGGCGGGGTGTGCTTCGTGGGGCGGCTACTCATCGGCCTTCTCCCCACACCCCTCGCGGCATTCCTCGCCGTCCATGGCCCCGCAGATGGCGCACTCGCCGTTCACGTCGTCGGCAATGTCGCGCCGCCTTCTGAGAACGAGTTCTTCCACGCACTGCCCGCAGACCTTCCCGCCGCCGTCTTCGCAGCGGGGGCAGGAGAAGGGGTCGTCGTCGTGGGTCATGGCGCCACCATCTGCGAGTGAAACAGCGCGCCGAAGGCGACCGTGATGATGGGTCTGCCGTACAGGTACAGGAATGGCTTCCACCACTTCTCATCCTCTGGCCTCTGCTGCGACCTCTGGTGGGTAAGCATGCCGATGACGGCACCGAGGCCGAGGGCGTGCCAGTAGTTCTGGATGTCCGGCACGCCGAAGGGGACCGCGAACCATCGCCAGAGGTGACTCACGGCCCATGCGTCCAGCACAAGCGCGGCGGAGACACAGACAGAGATGAGGAAGGCGCTGATGGCGTAGGTGATGATCTTCGTGATTCGGTCTTCGATACTCATCGAATCGCCCTCGGTGCTGTGATTGCCGGAAGCGGCGCAGCGTTGCGAATTTTCAGTTGGCGAGCGGCTTCCCGCGCCCCCTTGATGTGCTCCACGGTCCACCACTGCGCGCCCATGCGCTTCTGGATGAGGAACCAGCCCTTGCGGGACGGGTCTGCCTTCATTCGGTAGGGGTTCATCGCTTCCCCACAATCGCGAGGACGGCAGCGATATCTGCCTCGGTCGCGCCACTGATGAAGGCGCCCATGTCCACCGACGCGAGGTCAACTGCTGGCCGACTCCCGCCGCGCACGTTCGTCCGCTCGGTAGCGTCCACGATGCCGATGCCGATGAGCGCCTTGACCACCTCGTCAAAGTCCGCGAACCCGTCGAACTTGGCGAGGCGAGTCATGAACCCGTGCGCCTTCTCCAGCGTAAGCAGGGCATCCCACCCGTCATCGAACACCTCAAGGCGAACCGCGCGCTCGCCCCCGACGCTAGCCGAGAACGTGTGCTCCCTGAGAGTGAACTCGCCAGTGGTCCCACCGCCGTCGTCCGGGTAGGCCATCGAGACACAGCACTCCCGCCCGCGGTCAGGTTGAGCGGACCCGTACCACGCCTCATGAGTGAGGGTTAGATGCGCCACGGCGCCCTCGTGCTTCGTTCCTTCGTAGGTCGGCATCTACTGCATCCTCCCTTGAATCATCGCCCGAACCCGGGCCTTTTGGTCTCCCCTCGCGCGGCCTTCGAGGCAGGCGAGGATGTCGTGTGCATTGTTCAACGTGTCGCCTTCGACTCGGCGCCTGCCGAGGTAGACGCGCAGCTCGCGGGCCAGTGGTGCCGGACTCTCGCCGTCTCGCAGGAGATTCCCGGCGCGGGCCAGATAGCCGCTGATGTCGTTGGGGTTGCCCTTCAGCGTGATTCGGAAGCCGCGGGCCATTACTCGTGCCCGTCCCCGACAGTCACGTCGCATTGGCCGAGGCCGTCAACGTGGACCCTGACGGATCCCGCGATGTCACGCCCATTGCGGGTCAGGACGAGGTTGTTCCACGCTGCCAGAGACGCCGCCGACTTCGCGTCGTTCTCGGTCATCTCCTCACCGTCTGCGCTCTCAATAATGAACGTCACTCGGAGTTCAACTTCCATCACTTCTCCCCTGCCAGCGCGCGGACCTTCGTCCAACCCGCCTCAGTCAGCGACACGAGCCGCGCACGGGCGTCCTCGCCGCGTGTTGTGGACACCCAGCCGCCGACTTCCATCGGAGCCACGAGGCGCGTGATGGTGGGCGCTACGCGGTCCATGCTCGCGGCGATGGTCTGCATCGACACGCCGTCCATCTCGCTCAGCGTCAGGAGCAACCCGACCTGAGCGGGGCGCAAGTCGTGCGCCTTGCAGAGCAGGCGGAATCGCTCGGACTCGCGCCAGAGGTGGCGGACGGTCATCTACTCGCTCGGAGACTGCTGGAGATTGTCGGCGGACTCTGCCGCAGCCTGGGCGGCATCAGCCGCCTCATCGAGCAGCTCGACCCACTCCTCATATTCCCCGCCACGGTCACTCTCTCGCCATCGGTCAGACCGCTCGTCCATGTAGCAGTCGGCATCGCCGTGGATATCGCGAAGCATCTTAGCGAGTTCGTTGGCGTATCCGGCCAACTCCTCAAGACGCTCAAACTTCTTCTTGCTTATTCGCTTCATCGCTCTCGCCCTCCCTGGTCTCGTCGGCCAGTGATTGGGACATTACTTGCGTGTGATTCGGGCGTCAAGGGCTTGTGTCACATTTGACGGGACACGGCCCCGCGTGTACTGTCCGCACCATGAAGTCAAACAACCGCGCACCCGCAGGCGCCAAACTGCGGGCATGGCTTACCCTCAATGACGAGACGGTGACGGACTTCGCTACCCGTCTGGACGTGACACGGAACACCGTCTATCGGTGGTTCAAGGGAGAGGTTCCTCGGTCCGAGTACGTCCGTGAGATTCGCGACATCACCGGCATTAAGCCGGGCGAGTGGTACCGATGACCCTCCCCCCCGCCGACCTCACCACGCTCGCCAACACCGGCCTGCGTGTGTCTGGCCGCACCATCTACCGCGGCGATGTCCCACTGGCTACGTGCCGTGGGAATGGCGAGCCGTCTACGACCACGGTCCACGCCATCAAGGGCGCGCCCATCTGGCTGCCGTTCCGCAAGCTCGGCACGGACGCGCGGACCAAATCCGCCGTCGCGCGGTTCTGCGAGTCGGTGTCGCGATGACCATCGAGCCAGACACGGCCACCGCCTCAAACGCCGTCGTGGTCTATCCATGTGCGCCGTCGTGGTTCCTCGTCTCATGCCCGCGGTGTGGCCGAGACATCTACTGCGGTGAGAGCGGTGACGTGGCCGACCTTGCGGGCAGTGCTCATCTCGCGTGGCACCTCAAATCCGGCCTCGCTGTCTCCAGCGTGGTCACTGCTCGCGGCTCTGGAGTGCCAGCGCCATGGGATTCCGAATGACCATCAACGAACGCCTGCGCCGCATGCCGACACGCCAGCCTGAGCCTGAACCCAAAGCCCGCAAGGTGCCAAAGAAGGACCCAAAAATGCCCGTAGCCCCGCCCCCGAACACGACAGGAGACCGAGGATGAGCGAGTACAACCGGCGCGCTGCGCCACTGGAGGAGAGATGAGCGTCCTGACATCCCGCCACGTGCTCCGCTATCAGGCGTATCCCGGCGCCCGCCTGCGCGCCCACAAGAAGACAGCCTATCGGGACCTCGCCGCTCGCCGGATGCGCCGGATGCTGAACTACCGTCAGAGCGGAGTAGACGACGCCTGCGACTGTGAGGCTGACTGGTACGAAGATGGGCGGCTCGTGGACTACGGAACGTGCATGGCGCACCGCTGGTTCCGCGAGCACGATGACCGGGTGATAGCGGGCGCCATCATCGCGAGGTATGCCCGCCTGCTCGCCAGCGCGGACCGGAGAGGCGTTCTGGAGTCGGCCCCCGTGTTCTCGGAGTCCGAGCGCGAGCCTGCCACCGCGCGCCACTGTGCGGCGCTCTCCGAATACAGGGCGGCCAACTGGCGGGCGCACATGCGCGCTCAAGGATTCGATCCCGACACCCTGCCGTTCTGATACCCTGAAACCGCGAGGCCGCAAGGCTTAGCAACCGCCCCACCCCGGGGCCAGCTCGACAGTAAGTCCCCTCCTCCCGAATCTGGCGATAACGGAGAGGGGCGGTCGAGTCCGGGAGGGTGAGTCGAGCCCGGGGAATCCCTCTCCGCGCTGAGTAAGCCAGCCACCATGTGGCGATGCGCAGTTGTGCGCGTGGAGTGTGTGATGAGTGCTGACAACGAGATTGACCTTTCCGCTGGCGATGCTGGTTACGAGGCCATCACGCGGCATCGGTGGTGCGGCGGGTCTCCGCAGGCGTCTAACCGGCCCGTGATTGAATTCTGCGCCACGCTTGAGCGCCGCGCAGCCTTCGACGTGACACCTGACTTTCAGAGGCAGTCAGTGTGGACCACCGCCCAGCGGGAGGCGTTCCTTGGGCACTGGCTCATCGGCGGCGGGGTGCCCGCCATCGTGCTCCATGATCAGGGCTACAGCACGCCTGTTCATTACGCGGTAGTGGACGGTAAGCAGCGCCTTGAGGCGTTGTGGGCCTGGATTAACGGCGAGGTGGATGCAGTCATCCCGCCTGTGCCTACGCGGGCAGAGGAGCACTCCTTTGGCCGTCGCATCGTCGGGCACGGTCTCGACGATGGCGCACTCGTCCGAATCCACTGGCCGACCGCTCACGAGTTGACCCGTCGCATCTGCAAGAACAAGACGATGCCTGTGATTGAACTGCCGACGCACACTACGCGGCTTCAGATGCTACGCGCTTATGAGGGGCTGAACCGGGCGGGAACACCACACACTTCGGACGAGTTGGCGCGTGTTCGCGTTCTCATTGAGGCTGAAGTGTCGAAGTTAGGCGGAATCTAATGCCCCGCTGGACCACAGGCCCCACCTACGTTCGCCGCCGCCTCAAGGCTGGCGACCGATTCACGACAGCCGAAGACCCGGGCCCCGAAGACCGCGGAGTCGTCGTCGCGTCCAACCGGCACCACTACACCGAGGCTCCCGCGCTTCTCCGCTTTGACGACGGCACAGAGGCCGAGGCGACCCGGTACGGGCTGCTCGTGGGTAGCCTCAAGGGGCTGAAGGCCCGACCGGTGGCGGTCTGATGGCTGACGTACAGCAAGAGAAAGGGCACATCCGAATCGCGAACAACCTGTATCGAGCGGTAACGCTGGCGAAGGTGACGCCCATTCAGCGGTGCGCGATTCTGGAGTGCCTGTGGCGTCAGTACGGGTGGGCCAAGAAAGGGAAGAGGGTCCAACCGTTCCCCCTCGGAGGTACCGACCTCGGCAAGTCCATCGGCTGCTCGCGCCCCACCGCGTCAACGGCCATCTCTGGCCTCGTGGAGATGCGCGTGCTCCTCAAGACGACCTCTGGCCGCTTTGTGCTGGAGAAGGACTTTGACCGGTGGCGATGTGGGTTCAACGGCGACCCGGACCGGGTTCACTGGACCGCAGCCCATGGCTATCTCGACCCGTCCGAGGTGTTAGCAGATGATGACGCAGAGCGTAATGAGATGCTTACGCCAGCGTTAGCAGATGGTGACGGTGAGCGTAATGAGATGCTTACACCCGTTCCCCCGGAAAGCCCGCCAGTAGTTGACTCGCCGGAGCCCTTAGAGCCAAAGAGAACCAATGAGAGCCAAGGAGAGCCCCCTAAGCCCCCCAAGGGGGGCGGGCAGTTCTCTCTCATCGCGCAGGACCCTCCGAAGCCTGACCCCATCCTTGAGATCGTCTTTCCAGGCTACATGGTCGGGCGCAATGGCCAGGGCCCAGACCCCGACGGCGACTTTCGGGACTACACGGAGAAGCGACTCGCCATGGTCGGCAGTCGAGGCCGCAAGGGTCCGAAGTGCTCGCCCGCCGATCTCGTTCTCATCTCGGAGTGGGTTCTTAACTGTCCGACTGGCGAGGCGATGACGCTTCGCAGCGGAGGCCACACGAAGTACGCCACCATTTACAAGGCCCTGCGGTTTGAGGTTCGACTGATGGAGGCCCGTGAGTGGGACAAGGGCGGACGCTCGACGGTCGCGGTTCAGAGACCGCGCAACGGCCAGCCCGTCTACCGCAACAAGCCCGGGAGCCGAGACATAACGCCGGAGATGGAAGCGGATTTCGAGAAGTACAAAATCGAGATGAAGGAAAGGGGCATCGGATGAAGTTCTCTCAACCACTCCAGGCCACTCTTGCCCAGGCTCCGAAGCCGCTCGACACGCGACCCGCGGACACCATGTGCCGTGAGGAGTGTGGGCGCACCGTCTCGCCGGTAAAGACACGGCACGGCTGGTACGACCGCTCCATCTGCAAGCGGTGCAAGGTGCTCATCGATCTCCGGGCGAGCCTGCTGGACGACGCTAACGACCGCCTCGACCGGATGATGAGCGGGTTCGACGCCTATCGCGGGATGTCGCTGACCCGGGCGAGGATTCAGGCGGGGCTGTTCGCTGCCGAGCGCGAACTAGTGCGGGCGCTTCCAGAGCCGACACTACTCCTGACGCCGGGACGGTCTGCCGCCCATCGCGCGCTGTGCGACTGGACTCCGGGCTCGTCCCTCGTCCTGGCTGGCCCTACAGGCTCAGGGAAGACGGCCTTGATGCTGGCGGCGGTTCAGGACTACGCGCGGACCTTCACCGAGGGCGGGAGGCGCACGCTGCCTGTGCAGTTCTGGACGAGCCATGCCCTGATGGGTGCCTACTTCCGAGCGGAGACGGAGCGGCGCGGGGACGAGTTCATCGAGCGGCTTCTGACGGACGCCGGGTTGTGGGTGGATGACCTCGGCCTCGAGCAGACCAGCGGCTACCGCACAGAGCTCTGGAACAACGCGGTCAACGACCTCGCCAATCGCGCGAGCATGGGGCAAGGCTGCCTGATTCTCAGTACGAACCTGAGCCGAGAGACCATCGGGGAGCGATACGGCAGCGGGGACCGTCTCGGCTCGCGTCTCTGGGGATTGACCGGCGAGGGCAAGCGGTGGGTCACAGTCGCCGGGGAGGACTTCAGAGGATGACCGAGCGCATGCACCCCTGGACCGTCAAAGAGAACGGCGTCTACGACTGGCTCGAATACCTCGGAGGCTCGCAGTCGCCGCAGGCCATCGCGGACGCGACGGGGTTCGACCTTGAGACCATCTCGCTCGCCCTGATTCGGCTCACGTGGCGAGGAGGGGCGACCATCGAGACGCCTCGGCGCGGGCAGGACTGCGTGTGCGCTTACGCGGCTGTGCTGACGTGGGACGGAATCTGAATTCCCCCCGCACAACCCTGTCCACTCGTGTACAGTCGAGAACAGCGGGCACGAGACCCGCGGAGGAGAGAGTATGGACACTCGGTTTCGGGAGAGTTGGGGCTGTGACGGAGCGGTTGAGATCGGGGCCCTTGTCGGAGCGACGATCACTGCGGTTGACGGGTTGTCCGAGGAAAGCGACGAGGTGCAGTTCGTCACGGATAAGGGATTCTTCACGCTCCACCACCAGCAGGACTGTTGTGAGCACGTGGCGCTGGCCGAGTTCAACGGCGACCCCACCGACCTTATCGGGGCCAAGGTCACCGTGGCCGAGGAGCGAACGTCGGACGGGGACGCTGACGACGATTACGGCTCTGAGACGTGGACCTTCTACGCCATCAGGACCACCAAGGGCGACCTGAGCATGCGGTGGTGCGGCTCATCCAACGGCTACTACTCCGAGTCGGTCAGCGTCCACCGCGCGCCACTCATCGGAGAGTCCGAATGACCACCCCCGACAATATCACCATCGCGCAAGCCGCCGCCCTTCTCGGCGTGGCCGACATCACGGTGATGCGGTACTGCCGGGACGGGAGACTGAAGGCGTGGAAAGCGCGCCGCCAGTGGACAATCCCGCGGGCCGGGGTGATGGCGCTCAAGCGTCAGTGGGAAGAGGGCATTGGGCAGGATGGGGGCGAGTGATGACCCCGCCGACCCCATCCCAGGCACTCGCATGGCGCGCGGAAGTGGACGCGCTGCTAGAGGCGACACCGATCCGCACAGACGAGCCTGAGCCGCTGCACTGCCCGGGAGACGGGCCGGACACCGAAAAGCCCGGAGAGAGCGCCTCAGGGCGCCTGACGGCTGGATTTACGCGCGGAGAGGCGCGGGAGGAGGAGCGATGACTTGCGAACTCATTGAGGATGGTGGCGGATGGAGCCACTACGAGGGCACCGACGTGGGCAGCGCCGAGGGCGAACACTTCCACGAGTCCGGCTGGATGCTGGCGGAAGCCCGCGGGGGTGGCTGGCTGGCGTGCAACACGATGGCCGACCGGGAGGATCCGCTAAGGGGCGCGACCACTCTGGACGAGGCGAAGGCCGCGCTCAAGGCGATGGTGCTCGGCTTCTTTGCCGAAGACCCCCACGGCTGGGTCAGCGTCGGGAAGGCGATGCCGGAGGTGGGCGAGCGTGTCGAGGTGTGGTGGAACAAGGACGTTCGAGGTCTCCGGCTCTGGCCTCTCGGCGGATTGTCTGGCGTCACCCACTGGCGCATCCCGACCCCGGGGCCGCAGACCTCGACTGGAGGTGAGTGATGGACATCTTCGTATTGAGACACACCGACTCGGGGCTGCTCTGGCGACCGAAGTGCAGCGGGTACACGGACGACATCCTCTCGGCAGGGTTCTACACCGCCGACGAGGTGCCCCGGGTGTGCTCGCCAGACCACAGCAAGCCGGAGCCTGCGGGTCCGCTGTTGGCGGGTGCGGCTGTCCGTCTTGCGGACGCTGGCAAGAGGTACGAGCAAGCGATGGTTCGCGAGACCCCGGGGCCGCAGACCGAAGGGGGTGGGTGATGTCTGACGCCGACTACATGATTGCGAGCGCTGCGCGGCAAGCGTTCGACCGCATCGCCAATAGTACGGACCTCAACAGCGCACTGCGGGACACCATACCAGGCTACGTGCCGCAGGCGTGGCAGCAGGCAGCGTTTGATGTCAGCGCGGCAGCCGATGCCCACGCCAGACCCAGCGCGGTCTATCGACCGCGAGTCTTCATGGACGGCGACAAGTGGTGCGCGCTGTACGGCGAGAACTTGCAGGACGGCGTTGCCGGGTTCGGTGATTCCGTGGCCGACGCAATGGCCGACTTCGACAAGGGGTGGGCAGCGCCGCTCAAGGTGGGTGGTGCGACCCCGGGGCCGCAGACCGAAGGGGGTGGGTCGTGAGTGCCGAACGAATGTCCGTGTTCATCGCAGAGCAGCCAACGCTGTCTGAGTCAGACTTCTGGCTTGGGGACGCATGGGTGCTGTCCGTCACGGGCCCTGAGTTCTCCCGCGAACTGGAGACGCAGGGCCGGTGCCTGTCTGATTGGTACATCGACCCGCCGAGCGACGTTCTCGGCCTGATGGTCTGGGTCGGCACCGTCGGCTTCCGCGATGCCAGCGGCGAGATGCGCGACATCGTTGGCGACTGGCGCCAGCCGACTGCCCTTGAATTGTGGTCGCTGAAAGGAGCCACCCCATGACCGCCGACGACATCGCGAAGGGGCGGGCGCTGTTTGAGGCGGCGACTGAGGGGCCGTGGGTCGGCGACCGGCACGACGGGACCGTCAAGTACGGCGTGGAGGGCAGGGGCCGAGCCCTCGTGCTCCGGGTGGACCACAAGAACGGCGCTTCCGGGTTCCTCGGGGAAGATGCCGAGGCTGATGAGGCTTACATGCTCCACGCCTGCAACACGCTCCCCGCCGCGCTGGACCACATCGAGAGGCTTCAGGGGGAGTTGACGGAGACCCGCGAGTTGGCCGTGGCGCTCATCAGCAACGACCAGCAGACCGTGTCGCGCATCGTCAACGAGATGCGGGAGGCCCTCAAATGAGCCTCTGCCCCAAATGCAACGACCGCGAGACGGTGCGCGCCCTGTGCGCGCAATGCGAGGTGATTGAGATGGACGGGATGACGACGATGACAGCGGGCGCCGCCGAGGCAGTGGAGACCTTGAACGCCGCCGCCGCCGACCCATGGCTCACGTCCGCGCTGCCGTATGGGGGTGGGGGGGCGGTGATTGAGACGCAGGAGAGGGCGCTGGGGCGTCCCGTTCAGCGGATTCGGGAGTGGGCAGGGGGCCTCAATGGGCGCCAGAGGTGGGAGAGGCCAGAGGGCCTCTATTACAAGGCCGGCGCTGAGATGAGCGACCACCTCATCCGCTGGCGCTGGGTCACCCGCCCCGCCAGCGAGGCGGAGAGCGCGAAGGATGTGCCGTCGAACTGCTGGACGTGCGCGCATGCGGTCCAGTGCGACGGAGGCCGCGTCGGCTGCAACGCTGGCCGTGGACAGAAGGGAACCGCGAAGGACCGCGAGGCTTTGGGGGCTCGCCGCCTATGGCGGCATGGGGTTGGCGCAGTGGAGGGTATCGACTACGTGATGCCTCCGCGCGACGCCACCGGTTGTCCTGGGTACGAACGGAAGAGCGAGGTGCCCTCCTCCGGCTCGGACATCGGCATGGGAACGCCCTTCACCCCGAGCGAGGAGGTCCCCGAGCCGCAGGCGGGTGGGCTGGGGTTGACGCTGGAGGAGACCGTCGAGCGGTACCCAGCGGCAAGGACCGCGATCATCGAGCGGGTGCAGGAGTCGGAGGTGGAACTGGCTGAAGCCCACGAGGAGCACCAGAGGCTGGAGTCCCTCTATAACGACGCCCACCGAGCCCTCACCCGCATCGCCGTCGCCCTCGGGATGGAGGGAGAAGAGTGGGCGAAGGTGGTGGAGGAGGTTGAACAGCGCGCGAGGGCAGCGCGGTTGGTTGCCTTCCTCGATAGCGATGCGGCGAGTGAGGAGTTGGCGTCTGGGCAGTTGATGGGAGGCCCCGGCCACCTGGCGCGGCGCAACGTGCTGACCAACTGGCAGGAGAAGAAGGCGGCGCTGGAGACCGCAGAGCGAGAGCGGGACGAAGCCCGCGCAGCCCTTGCCGAGTTCAACGGCACCGACCGGAAGGGCTGGCGAGACCAGTGCATCAGCCTGCGGGCTGAGTTGGCCGCACTCCGAGAGGAGCACGCGGGGACCGTGACTGCGAACACCGACATCCGAGCGGAGAACGAAGAACTGCGCGCGCAACTCGCGTCCCGCCCGTCAATTCCAAATTGACGCTTGCGACGTGTGAAACACGGGAGTAGGTTGAATGTGTCGCCGGGGTTGGCGACGGAGGGCGAGAGCGATGATTCATTACCCAGCGCGAGGCGCAAACCCAGAGCCGCTGTTGTCGCTTTGCGGCAAGTACCACCGCCGAGGACACGTCGCCGCCCGGACCGAGGCTGTCACGTGTCCGGCGTGTCTGACGGAGAAGCGCGGGATTGTCGCGGCGGCCCACACGGTGAACATGGAGCGCCTGAATAAGCGCATTGCCGAGGTGTCTGGGGCCCGACGATGAGCCTCACATCCCACGCAGACGCGCCCGCGCCGCCCTACGACCTTGAGCAAGACCCCGAGCCGCGCCGCATTCGGCGCCCGCGAGTCGAGGTCTGCTACCGCTGCGAACACAGGAACGGCACGCACGCTGACGGGTGCAAGGCTGAAGAGGAGGATGGGAGATGAACTGGCGACCAGCACCGAGGATGGTGCGAGACATTCAGGCCGAGGCTGCCTACTTGAGCCGACGCCACGCGAGCACGTGCAGGCGCAGTTATCCCTGCGGCCGTTCACGGCCAGCCTCGCGCCTCACCGACGACCAAATCCGCGCCGAGTACGTGCGCCGGGGGCTGTGATGACACCGAAGCAGCGCGAGATGCTGGCCGCGATTAAGGCGCCGGGGGCTGTGATGACCGACGACGACATCGACCCTCGGGGCGAATCCCCGCGAGGCGTGGGCGCTGTGCCATGTCGGGTCTGCGTGGCTGTCGTCTGCGGGTCTGGAGTTGTGCGAACTGCGCGCGGTGCCTATGGCCGTGCTGGATGCGCTGATGGCACTGTGGAGGGCGAGATGAGCGAGACGACAAAAGAGGAGGAGCAGTGGGATGTCCTCTCGGAGATGTTCCGAAAGCGCGGCATGAGGGTTTTCGCCAAGAACGTGAACCAGTACGAGTGCAATTGGGGATGGGTTCACGGCGGATGCCGCACCGCGAGGGAGGACGACAAGGCCGCATGGGAGGCTGCACGCGCCGCCTACATGGCGTGGTGGGATGTAGCTGACGGCAGGAGCCGCGCGAACAGTCACGCCTTCGTACCGGAAGCCGAATGACCCCAGCCACAAAGCGCGCCATCAGCATCGCGTACCGCAAGTGCGGGAACGCTGCTCAGGTCGCCCGCGATTTGGGCCTGAAGCCTGGAACCGTCCGCGCGTATCTGCGCAGTCGGGGCAAGATGAACGAACCGAAGCCGGGCACGTCGCGGACGACGCGATGGCGGAACAGGAAGAGGGGCGAGTGATGGGTCACACCATGAATCTGCGCCCCGGGCGGGAGGTCCGCAGATGGCTGAACCAGACAACACACGCGACCAGATGCACGCGGACATCGACAAGTGCTGGCTTCACCCTGAAAGGGAGGCCGTCGGTTGGATGGACATCACCACCGAGAACGGCACGAAGACCGCGGCGGGCGTGTGCGAGAAGTGCAGGCCGGCGCCAAGGATGGAGCGAACCAATGGCTGACGACCCCAACATCATCCGCATAGGCGCCTCTGTGTACCGCGTGGTGGACGGGAGGTGCGAACTGGTCTCCGAGGGCGATGAGTGGTCAGACGACCTGTGGGACGAGGTGTGCGCCATGTCTGAGGACGAGGTAGACGCCGAGTTGCGTGAGGCTGGGTTCGACCCTGAGTCCATCGCTGACCACATCCTCGACGGCGCGGCGGCCAAGCTCGGCATGACCGTCCCCGAGATGATGAAGGGGATTAGCGAGCGACTCGCGCAACCTGCGCCGCTGCATGATGCGCCCGGGCCGGGTCACAGTCGGTGGTGGAAGATGAAGACCGCTGGCGGGATTGTGGGGGAGGCGTGATGTCGGACGTGGTGAAGGCGTGGCCCGATGAGTCACCGTGGCGCGAGGACGAACGAGCCGACCCGAATTGGGGCCGAACGTGTCTGCGATGCGGCGCGTCCATCAGGGCGGGGTGTCGCCATCTTCACGTCTGCCCCGCCGTGAGTGCCCGCACACAAGCCTTCTCCGACGCCGCCGCCCTTCTCTCCGAGATGGCCGACCGAGCCGTAGGGAACGCGATGGTCGAGGCCGAGTTGAGGCGGGCCGCTGACAGGGTTCGGAGGTTGACGTGAGTGGCGCGGGATCCCAATTGCCGACCAGTATTAACTGCCCAATGTGCAACGGCATTGCCACCCTTCACCGCGCAGCCTATCGGTGTCACCGAGGTTGTGGTGTTCGGTTGAAGGTCACGAACCCGGCGACGTGGCTCAGGTGGATTCTCGATTACGAGGCAGGCGAGGACAAGGACGCGGCGGGGCCTGTGCTCTATCCGAAGGACACGCCATGACCCCTGACCAACGCGAGCAGTACGAAGAACGAGCCGCCATCGCAGAGCACCACGGATGCCTGAGCAGGCGAGAGGCCGAGGAAGTAGCGAGGCGGGAGATTGAGCGCGATGGATGACGGACTATCGAGGTGCTGGCGGTGCGGGTGACGAGTGCCCAAGGCGGGCGTCACCGCGGCACACCACACACGGGCGGCGGGCAGGACTAGGTACGGCACGCTTCGCATGATGTGCTCAAACGTGGGGCGTCCAGCGAAGGAGCGCGAAGCACAGCGCCAGCACGACGACGGAGCAGGAGAAGCGCAAGGAGACGAGCCATGAGCGAGCAGCACGAGGCGTTCGCGTGGACTGGCCTGCACGGTGGCCGCTACCTAATCAGAGAAAGGTCGCGACCATATCCCGGGACGGTCCGCTACTCGGTATGGGCAGAGGGCGACGACGAGCCGATGGTATCGTATGCCACCACTACAAAGCGGTTCGCAGAGTGGGAGCGCAAGGCGCAAAACGGACAGACCCGAGAGGGTGAGTGATGGGGGATCCGTACAGCGCCCTGTGCCTCGGAGGCTGCGAAAGGCAGGCCCCGTACCCTCCGCCTCCGCTCAGTGATGCGCAGTGGCGGCGAAGAGATTACGTCTTGCCTAGCGGGGCCCTGGCGATGAGCGGCGTCTGCTGCCACGCATGCCGGACCGACCCGACATCCACAAACGGAAAGGGCGTCCATGTGTACGACGATGGAGGCGAGTGGATAGACGACAGGCCGGAAGACAAGACGATGAGGCAGACCATATAGCCGCCTGATTAGACGCGGGCGCGCATGGTCAAGGCAGAGCGTGGTTGGGATGAACCGGAGGGAAGATGGCGAACGGCGGAGTGACGACTGAGCAGAGGATGGAGCGCCGGGCAGAAGTCGCAAAGAACATGGCGACACTGACCCGACATTCGCCAACGGCGGAAAGGCTCGCCATCGAACTCGGGTGCAGCATTTCCACAATCTGGGATGACCGGAAGTGGATTCTGGAGCAGGCCGCGAAAGCGAGCGAGGGGCTGAGCCCGGAAGCAGTCGGGCAGGAGTTCCTAGTGCGGCTCCGAAGCGCGCAAGCGGCAGCAGCCGAAGACGGCGCGCACGGTGCGGTAATGACGGGGTTCGGTCACGAGGCCAAGGTGCTCGGATTGAACGCAGCCGAGAAGGTCGATGTCACAGTCGGCGCGAAAGAGACTCCGCTACCTGCCGCGTTCTACGAGCTGACCGAGAAGGTGTACGGCGAGAACGCTCGAGGCGAGCTTGAGGGCAAGTCGGCGGAGTGGCTGTGGTCGAGGTTCGACGCGGCGTTGAGTGAACGGGTCGCGATTGATGCGCCTGGGGCGATTGACGTGGGGGAGTGATGAGCGAGCGAATCCTGTGCGCAGCCATCAGGGTCGAGACGGGCCGGGAGGAAGATGGCGCCCGCTCGTTCGGCTACCCCGAGACCGGGTTCGTCTTCTGCGGCCTCCGTCACGGCGACTGCATCAAGGTCAGCCACGCATGGTGGGCCCGCCTTAGTGACGAAGAGCGGGAGGCGGTCAAGGCAGCGAACGGCGGGCACCACTCCCGGTGGCAGGGGTTCCTCACGTCCAGTGGCCGGTACGTGGACAGGGTGGAGGCTCAGGTCATCGCGCTGCGGATGGGGCAGGTCCAGAACGTCAAAGGGCTCCGCGGAGGCATCCTCTTCAGTGAGGACCTGTACTGACAAGAGGCCGAGCGGAGCGAAGGGCATGAGAGGAAAGAGGACCCCGATTCCCTCTAGTCGCTGAGGCGACGGCTCGCCTTGTCGCATGGCGCCGCGGTTCGCAGTTCATGCGCGCCGGGTGGGCGCGCTGATTGTAGGGGACGTGTCAAGGGGCAGCCGGATTGCGCTTGTACACTTCTGTACACTTCTGTACAGTTCCCCCATGAGCGAGACGATGACAGTTGACGAAGCCGCTGCGCTTCTTGGGGTCGGGCGGGTGACCGTCCTGCGGTACTGCCGAAGCGGGAAGTTGGAGGCGAAGAAGGTCTCCAATCGCTGGCGCATTCTCAGGGCCGCCGCTGTCGGCCTTCGGAGGTCGTGGCGTGTTGGGACCTGACGTGATTGACCCGGTGGCCTACAGGGTCGGGTGGGCTGCGTTCCTGCGCGGCTGTCCTCGGTACCTGCGCGGGGACGACTTTGAGCAGGGGTGGGAGGAGTCCGCAGACCACTCCGGCGCGGTTCACGCTGACCGGATGTGGGACCTTGACCGCCGATGTGCGCTCCTGTCACCGGCTGCGAACATGGCGAAGGCTGATTACGTCTACTGCATCGTGGCGACCGGGACAAAGCACGTGAAGATAGGGCGCTCCACCGACGTGCGGAAGCGCCTCGCGACCATCCAGACACACTGCCCGCACGAGGTCGCGCTAGCCGGGTTCGCGCTCGCTGGCACGGAGGCGGGCAGGGTTGAGCGCATCCTTCACGACAGGTTCAGGAGCGCCCGCGGAGTCGGGGAGTGGTTCGCTGTCTCGCCCGCCGAGGTGCTTTCTGTGCTCTGGGGTGTGTCCGAGAGCGACGTGATGAGCCTCGACTATCTGCGCGACGAGTACGACGACTACTACCCGCAGACGGCAGGAGGCGACAGACCGGCCCCCGTGCCGAGGCTCTGCGAACTGGATGAACGACTAGGCGAGCGTCCCGGCGACTCGGCGGATAAGGAACTAGGCGCCACGGCGTCGGATGGGGAGCAGGGATGCCATGAGCTTCGCCGTCACCATCGAGACGGACGAGCACGGCAACCGGCACTGGCGATGCGAGGGGTGGACGGTGACGACCGACAAGGCGGGTCGGATGGAGATGCAGGCCGAGAGGCTGGAGGGAGAGACGGGATGATTGAGACACCACCGACCGCATGGGATGCCGCGATGGATGCCGTGGCCCGCATTGAGACGCTGTGCCGACTCTGGGAGGCGCTGCCGGAGCCGCCGCCCCTTTCCGTCTGGCGAGACCTCGCTCAGGAGATTCGCGAACGCGCAGACAGGCAGGCCCCATCCTTCTCCGAGCCATCCGCGGACACGGTGGAGGTGCGGATTACTGTGGCGGTGGACGCTGGCGGGAAGTGGGTGGCCATCGGGGATTCCGAGTGGGATGACGCGACGTGTGCAGGGTTCGCTTGCGAGACGCTTAGCCCCCTTGCTTCGGTGCGCGTCGTCAAGGCCCAACTGCCTGCCGTGGTCGAGGTAGCAGGGACGGTGGAGCCATGACCCCCGACGAAATCATCCTCGCCCGCAAGGTGGTGGCGCGCTCTGGGTGGGAGTGGGTTGATGGGTTTGCGCCAGAGGCAGACATGGACCCAGATGCGGGCATGGCGCTCCTGTGCAGTCTCCCGTGGTTCCTGCTTGACGGGGCCTGCGTCCCCGACATCACCCACCCGCTCGTCAAAGGCTGGCTCCTGCATCTGGTGCGGAAGGCGCACAAGGACCCGACCATGTGCGCGAGCGTCTACGAGTGGGACGCGGGTATGCCAAACCTTCCGAAGCGGTGGGAGGTGATGACCGCGGGCGGCAGGAACGTCGGAGGCTTTCGCCCCACCGAGCACGGCGCCCTCTGCGCGGCTCTGCTGGCGGCGAGTTCATGACCGATGGCGCATTCACATGGATGTCCGACGCCGACAAGGCGAATGGTTCGATCCGCGATACGGTCGCGCGTGCGTGTACAGGCATCCAGAAGGTGACCCGGAGAACGATGGCGAGGCCGAGAGGGTCGTTCGCGCCTACCTTGACGACTCTGCGCAATCAGCACCCCTGCCCGTCATCCCCGACGGCCACGGGTGCGAGGTCGTAATGGACCGGGCCGACTACTTCGGACACGTGTTCCCGGGATGGTGGGGCTCTTGACCCACCCGCTAACCCCCATCCAGCAGCAGGCCGCTCTAGCCCACGTCCGCGAGGGTAACGAGGCGGCCTATCGCGCTGTGCTGGCGAGGGCGGTGGAGCCGCAGGCTGTACGCGACCACGTGACTCAGGCGGCGCCCGCGCTGTCCCTGCTGTTCTCGCCTGCGGGTGTCGGTCAATGGGGGATGGCCGCGTGGCAGTGCGAGGTGCTGCACGACGAGTCAGGGCGAATCATCCTCCGAGGCGCGAACAAGATTGGCAAGTCTCTGGAGCTCGCCCTTGAGGTCGTCCTGTTCCTTGAGGGCAAGCACCCGACTCGGAAGCGCCCGACGGGGCGACCGGCCAAGGTGCTCTATGTCGTCGCGGACATGGCGAATGCCTACGTTGACGATGTGTGCGAGACGCTTCACGAGGTCATCAGTCCCGAGATGCTGGACCCTAAGACGAAGTTCGACTCTCGCGGCTACACGGTCTCCTCAGTGCGCTCGATTCTGTGGAAGGACGGGTCCAAGGTCATCTTCCGCGCGGGCACCCAGGACGGGCAGGCCATCGCTGGCGTTTGGTCTGACCTCGTGGTCATCAATGAGCCTCCGGTCATGAAGCGGTGGGGCGAAATCATGCGAGCTGCCGCGCTGAAGAACGCGCCGATCATCGCAGGCTTCACCCCGGTCGATAACCACGGCGTGTCCCGTGACCTTCTCTGGCTCCGCGATGTGGTCGAGGGCAAACCCGGCGAGGAGACGCCGACGAAGAAGGACGGCACGCCGAAGTGGTCCCAGCACGTCATTCGCCTCACGCCCGAGAACGCGCCTCACAGGCACCCGGACGACATCCAGCAGCAGATTGACGACATGTTGTCCTGGGAGATCCCGCAGCGCCGAGACGCGGAGTGGGAGGGTCCTGCGCCTGAACGGACGCTCGCATCGTTCGGTCCGCACAACGTGCTAGAGGCAAAGCACGGGGAATGGTCGGCCACGGGGCACGAGAAGCGGCACTTGCGGCTAGGCATGGCGGCAGACCACGGGGAGAAGAAGAACAAAGAGGTGATCATCTTCTATGCGTGGTGCGGGAGCGGGCCGGACCTTGAGTGCTGGGTCCTCGATGCCTACATCAGCCCCGGGGTGACCTCGATTGAGCAAGACGCGGATGGAGCGTGCGCGATGCTGGCCCGCTGGGGTTGCACGCCGAACGACATCGACGTGTGCCTCGGAGACACGAACAGCAGCGGCAAGGGCGACATCACGGCGAAGACCATCAACGAGGCGTTTACCCGCGCGTTCAAGGCTCTCGGGTTCACGCTGGCGATGGTGGCCGCAGACAAGGGGGCCGGGTCAGTTGGACTCGGGATCCGCGTGGTCAACGATGCCTTCGCGCGGTTCAAGCTCTGGATTTGCACTTCTGCCCGTCCCATCATCCACGCCGCGAGTCGGTGGCAGGGCGGGAACGGCGAGATTCACAAGGACAAGGTGGACCCCATCCGCTACGGGCCCGGCGCGCTATTCGCGCCCGTCCATAAGGGCCAACGCTCCAAGGCCACCCCCTACAAGCGGCCCGTCGATATGTCGTGGGCTGACGGGGGCGGGGAGTCGTTCACGGACGGGTTTTAGGCCCACTCCACGTAGCCGTCGCCGTGGCTGGCCCTGTGCGGCCCTGTATGCCAGCGCGCCTTCTCGCATGGCTGCCCCGGGAGCCTCCCGCCGTCATAGACACAGCCGCACGGCTGAGGCGCTTCCGACTCGCTCGCCCTGTCGATGGGGTGGATGGTCTTGTCGCAGTCAGCGCACGTGACCTCCGGCTCTGGCGGCTCGTGTGGGTCCCACTCCACGAGTTCGACATCAACGCGACCGTAGCAGCCGTGAGCCTTAACGTGGGCGGGTATGTCGTAGGTCACCACGGCTCTACCCCGCCCTCTGGCCGCGCAACCGGCCCGCGCCCCACCACGTGGACGCCCGCAAAGCCTTGCTTGATGGCCCAATCCCACGCGCCGACGAGTCCGAGACGGTCCACGTACACGCGCCAGACGCGAGGGGAGAGGTAGGCCGGGGAGATGACATCAGCCACGCCCGTGGCCTTCTCAATGGCTCGCTTCGCGTCATCGACTGCCTGCCGGATGTCGGTCGGCCCGTCCCATCTGTGGAAGTCGGTCATCGTGTCCCCCTAGTCGCCGCTGGCTTCACGACCTCGCGTGGTTCAGGCTTCGGGGCGGGGACGATTCGCGCGGGATTGTACGGGTCCGCGAGATTGACCACCCACAACACGCCGTCACTGTCAGACACGAGGGTCGCCGCTGGGTTGTGGCACGACTCGACGCGGCAAGGCTCGCCCCTTCCGATGTCGCCAATCCACTTGCCTACGATTCCGCTCATGACTGCACCTCGACCCTCTGGACGCAGAAGGTCTCGTAAGGCATGAAGGTCAAGCCGGGTTCAATCATCGGACGGCCCATCCAGCGGCTTGAAGTCATACTGCCACCCATCCTCGGTGACGACTACGGGCGGCATCGGCGCGTGCATCAGAAGGCGACCATCGACCACGGCGAGGCAGTAGAACTCAAGATGCTGGATGTAGAACTTGGTGCCGTCTGTGGCGATAGCCGTCACTTCCGCGGTCTGGTCCTGCTCCTGTAGCCACTCGATGAGGTCAGCGACCGTGACGGGCCGCTCAACCACGCGCGCAGGCTCGCCCACCACGCGCACGCTGTCGTCGCCTGTGGCCTTGCAGACTGCATCGGTGAGCATCTCCGTGGCTAACTCCACAATCGCGTTGTGCCGCCTGATGGCGTCCTTGGTGATGCTCATCGGTGACCACCTCCACGCACATGCCACCCGTCACGCTCTGCCAGCCAGCGAGAGAAGTTCTGCGGTTGCACGCCCATAGCAGCGGCCTCGTGAATCACCCTGTCCATGCGGGACGCCAATACCTCCCACTGGCGCTGATTGTCCACGGCGGCCCTGGCGGACTCAGCGAGGGTTGGGCGCTTCATGCCGCGCTGCTCTTTGGTGAGTGGGTCAATCATGACAACAGCTCCCTTTCCTCTGGCGACATCCCAGCGAGCAGCGCCGCCTTCTTCTTCGCCTTGTCCTCGCGTGCGCGTGCCCATTCGGCCTCCATCGCGGCCCGTTCTTCCTTCTCAATACCGGGGCGAGTCAGCACGCCGTGCTCCTTGAGCCACGCGAGTTTGTCCGTGGTCGTGTAGTTCATTGGGTGCGAGTCTTCCCACTCCCCGATTTCGTAGCCCTGTTGGACCACCACGTCGGGGTTGATGCACCGGTTGGGATAGCGGGCGTTCTCGATGATGGAGCCGATGCCGTCGGTGCCCTCAACATCATCGAAGTCAATCACGACCACGGTTAAGACGTAGGCTCTCATCCCGGCCCCCCGCTGTCGCCGCCGTCATCCGAGGGCATTGGCTGCGCCGCTGTAGTCCCGACCTCGTGGAGTCCGAGCATGTCCATCGCCAGCCAGACGGCATCAGCGGCGCATGACGCCTCAGCATTCGCCGCCCTCAACAGCCTCTCCACCTCGCCAGAGAACCTGCGTTCACCGACTCGCGCGGCGGTCTCCGCGTCCACGTCGCAGTCGATGGTGATGTTCCTGCGCCGCTTTGGGCGGTCGCCTTGGGGTGTGCCGCTCATGCTTCCTCCTCTGGCTTGTCCTGTGTGAATTCGGCATCCCAACCGTTCGGCAGCGTGAGCCTGTAGATCTCGCCCGTGGCCATACGGTCCACGAGTTTCGAGATGGCATGCACGTCTTCTGTCGGCGTTGCAGACTCGTCACCGCGCACGGTCAACCATCCGCCCTCAACCTTTGCGACTATGACCATTGGGTCTCGCCCTCCAATGCGCACAGAATACCCCGCCGCCATTCAATACGCACTGTTTTATCCCCAGCACCAATCGGCGGAGTCTGTTATAGGATTGTTGCCGTGACTGAACCAAACGCGCCCATGGTGTCCTTCTCTGTCTCCGCTGCTGACGTACAGCGCGCCATTGAGTCGGGGAAGCCGGTCACCGTTGACCACCCCGAGGCTCTGGCCCTCGCGGCTGCGGGCGCGCGCGGAATCCCACGCAAGCGCGTCACCCCGACGACCGTCGGAATCATCGGCGGCGAGACGACCGTCGAGATTAACCCGCGGCTGACTCAATACGACTGGTTCGGCTCCTACGGCGATATCGGCTTCCGCGACCGCATGCCGCGCGAGTGGGACACGGCACAGGCCATCCGCAATGAGTGGACCTTGGCGGTGATGGAGCGAGATTGGCAGATCAAGCCAGTCAAGGGCGGCGACAAGAACGATCTGCTCGTCGCGCAGTTCTACCGCACGGCCATTGAGGACCACTATCGAGGTGGCGAGGGCGGCATGGACGGGCTAATCGGCCAGTTCGCTCCGCTCGCGTGGAACGGCGTCATCCCGTCTCAGCCGTACTTCCCGCATGACCGCTCCTTCACGATGAAGGACGACGCGGGGAAGGTCGTGATGGAGGGCGCGCAGTTCCTTCAGATGGCGCCCGTCGGCACCAACACCATCCAGAACTGGCTCCCCGAGTACGGGCCTGATGGCTCTGTCCGCTACGGGTTGCGCCTGTACCAGCAGACGACTGACGGCCCGGGCGGGGTGTTCGGTCGCGCGTCTCGCGGGCGCTCGAGGCATCTGTCCAGCGGCAGCACCATCGACATCCCGGCACAGCGCATCATCCAGGCGCGCTACTTGCCGAACGGTGACGACCCTGCGCCCTACGGCCTCGGGCGCGCGCTGTGGTTCGGGTACAAGGCGAGCGAATCGCTCAACAAGTTCCTACTGCAAGGCGCTGAGAAAGCCGCGTTTGGCATCCCCCAGATTGTCATCGGCCCCGAGGCCAGCGAGGGCGAGCGCGCGACCGTCAATCAACTGGTCGCGAACCTCCGAGTCGGTGCCATCGCGCGGTTCTCCCTCCCTGACGGCTACTCGGTCGTCTGGCATGAGGTGCCGTGGTCGGCCAAGGAGATTCTGGACGCGCTGACGCTGCTACAGAAGGCCGCGCACCGGGCGACGAATACCCAGCACCTCTTCACCGGCAGCGACAACGGCACTCAGAGCCTGCACGGTAGCCAGACAAAGGCGTTCCACACGGGCGTCAATGTCGTCTGCAAGGCCATCGTCCAGGCGCTCTCTCAGGGCCCCGTGGACACTGCGCCGTTCAAGCAACTCGGCGTGCTCAACTTCAAGGGTCTCCGGCAGTTCCCGTCTCTGACATTCGGACCGCCTCCGGTCGTGGATGTGAAGACGTGGATGGATGGCGTCTCAGCCGCTGTCTCCGCTGGCGTGCTGACTCCTGACGGCGGTGTTGAGGCCAGCGTGCGCGACGTGCTGCAACTGGACGAGATGCCGCCTGAGACGCTGGAGATGTGGCGCGCGAAGATTGAGAATGAGTCGGTTCCTGATGTGAATCCGGCCAATCCGACTCCGCGTGTTGAGGATGACGACGAGCCCGACCCGAAGCCGCCGACCCCCACGAAGGCGAAAGCCCCCGAGGCTGATGAGGGTGGCGAGGAGGCAGACAAGATGGAGGCGGGCGCGAAGCCTGCGCCTGTAGCGGCTGCGGAGGCTTCCCCACGAGGTGTGGTCCTCATGGCCTACCCGGACGCGGCAGGGCGCGAAGCCCTCGGTATTCTCCGAAGTCGCTTTGAGCGAGACGTTGGCCCTCTTGAAGACAAGGGCCCTGCGCATGTCACCCTGCTATATCTCGGGAAGGGGCTCAGCGGGGATGACGTGGCCGATTTGCGCGCTATTGCGGCAGGCGCACTGTCGAGTGGTTCGCTTTCTGTGGATGTGGTCGGGGTTGACACGTTTCCGGCAACGGAAAACAGCGAGGGGCGAGTGCCCGTAATCCTCCGCATTCAGTCGGATGCGCTTAGTGATATGCACGACCGTCTTCTCCGGCGCACGACAGCGATCAACCGTCAAAACCAGTTCGATGACTACCTACCCCACATGACGCTTGGGTACTGGACAGGCGCTGAGCCTCCGACGCTGCCCAAGACAGGAGTCCCGAAGACCCTCACCCTTGAGCGGGTGGCGCTGGTCGTTGGCGACGATGAGGTGGATTCATTCGGGGTGGTAGCGGCTGCGGACCTTGGTGAGCGTTCGCGATTCGACCGCATGCTGTCCGGCCCTCGTGGGCGCCCTGTGCGCCCCATTGAGGAAGTCGTGGCGCTGTCGGAGACGACCGGGCAGACGAGCCTCGGGAAAGAGGTCGTGAGCGGCATCCTGCTCCGCTGGCGCGACAAGACGGCGGCGCTCTATGGCGAACTGGTCGAGAATGCAGCGGACAGCCTCGGAGACGTGGCGACCATCCCGGTTCCGAATCAGCGCGAGTTGATCGAGGAACTGACCGAGGCGTTGCGCACGTCCTACCGCTCAGGCGTCCGCTCTGTTGAGCGCGAGACTGCGCGCCTTGAGGCGTCCCCAGACCTCCGCAAGCGTGTTGAGTCAGGCATGGCCCCCGACGTGGGCGAGCCCGGGACTGTGGCGCCCCCTGTGCGCCTCTCGGAGCATTCCGCAACATGCGGGTGCGGCGTCCACGCTGAGAGGCTTGTGCCGTTCTCGCTGGCCGACCGGATGGCGCTAGCCGTTGGCGATGTGAACGACCGGCTCAGGAAGAACGCCACGAAGCCGGTGAAGGCCCCGACGGGCCCGGGTCCTGAGATGGACATCGACCCGGAAGACAGCATCGAATCGGTGGCGCGGACCACGACGGCTGCCGAGGCTGCGCGGATGAAGCAGGCGGCGATGCGGTCGCTACAGTCTGCGGGCACAGGCGGCGCCCTTCCCGGCCCTGATAGCGCGGTGGTCCCAGGCGCGCCCACGTCCGCGTCTGTCTCCAGCATCATCACCAACGCCATCCGCTCGCTATCAGACGGGGTTGAGCGGAATCAGGCGCAGGCAGACGTGAACACCATCTTCGGCCTCGGTCGGAATCAGCAGGCGGTGGCTCAAGGCTCCGAGCGGTTCGTGTTCTCGAACCTCGTGGAGTCGGATACATGCGGCCCGTGCGAGGAGTTCGACGGGCAAGTCTTCGGGCTTGAGCAGATGGACTTCTTCGCCACGCCGTTCAGTCAGTGTAAGGGGGGCGATATGTGTGGATGTTTAGTCATCGCGGGTCCTGTCTCATGATACAGCCGCACAATGACTGTCCCGCGCTGACGCGGACCGGATACGGGCCAGACAAGGCCGTACCTGGGTCTAGCGCGAGGCCCCTCTAATGGGCCGTCCTCGCCGCCCCCTCCCGCCCGAAATCGGCAAACTGCCAGACGGTGACGTTGCCCGCCTTGAGGCAGAGCGCGGGCACCACACCACGGCAGGCGCTATCCGCGAGCTGCGCTACTCCAACGGCATACCCGCCGCCGTCCCCAAGGGATTCGAGGGCGCGCGCAGGGCCGTCATCCTGCGGGATGAGTGGGGCCAGTAGCCCAAAGCACGAAACCCGCCGAAGCGGGTCTGTGTTGGCGCCCGGGGGCGGGTTAGGCGCTGGCCGCCATCGTGCGCAGGACCAGCAACTCACCGGCCCACTCGCACGCCTCGGTCGCGCCGAGCAGCGTCATCGCACAGCGAATGCTCTTGACCCACTCGGGCGCCGCGTACTGGTGTGCGTTTGCGGTGTAGTAATCAAGGTCCCACTGGACATCCTCGGTCGAGCAGTTGTCGCGCTCGGCGGTCAGGGCCACCGCGGCGGGCACGAACTTCGCGGCGAACTCGGGGGAGAATGCGGCGCGGACATCCTTGGCGCCAGTAAGGACGGTGAACTCAGTGGTTCGGATGGTCTTCCCGGTGCAGTCGTTCCCGACGCTCCAGTCAGAGGTGCGAAGACCGAGCGCTGCGGCGAGGGGGGCGGCGGCGTTCTCAAAGTCGATGCTGTCCATGTTCGGCTCCGGTTGGTCGCTGCGGGGTTGTTCCCTCCAGCCATTTGTTTATAGGATAACCAGACATCGAGCACAAGCGGAAAGGTAAAGAAAAGCGAAAGAAAGTATCAGGGTGTCGATGTGTCCAGCGTTCCCACAACGAGAAAACCCCGCTCGGGGCGGGGTCCTCTCGGGGTTTGGGTCGCGCTATGCGCGGTAGTACTCCGCGCGCTGCCACGCGTGGTAAGCAGCGCGCATGGTGTGGTAGTTGGTGCTGGTAGGGGAGTCGCCCCAGATGGCACGGAGGGTGTTGTAGGTGAAGTAGGCTCGGGCGGCGTTGAAGGTGTTGCTCATTGTGTCTCTCCGGTTGGGTGCTGGTTCCCTCCAGCCCGCTATTTATACGATGCCCACCTAATCAGCACAAGCGGAAAACGAAAGAAAACGCAAAGAACTACCACCACACCAGACACGTCGAGCGTTTAGCGAGCCAACTTCTCCCGCCACTGCTGCACCGCCTGATAGCGGACGCCGTACACCTTGCCGACAGCGGCGTGAGTCAGCCCCGACGCGCACACGTCTTCCCACGCGGGATACTTCGCGGCCATCTGCTCGCGCCATTCTGCATCCGGCTTCGGGGGGCGCCCGCGGGGCCCACGCTCGCGCGTGACGGGCGCTGGCTTCATCTCGGGGTGCTCTCGCCTCCACTTGTAGACGGTGGCCGCAGACACGCCCTGTGCCTCCGCAATGCGGTGCGCGGGACCGGCGAAGGGGTTGCAGGTTGCGGGCATGACGATAGGCGGGCGTCCGGTGGGGTTACTCGTCATCGGGCACCTCGCCAGTGCCGCCACAGTGCGCGCAGTCTTCGCGGTCGCTGTGCTCATCGAGCACGAAGCCGCGCCCCTCACACTCGGGGCAGACGACCATGCCGTCTCCAGGCTCAAAGGCTTCGGGCGGGCTGGCGGTCTTCCATGCGTCGTATCCGGGCAGGCTCATCGGTTCATCCTTTGGTTGGTGGTCTCAGCGAGCCGAGCGCGGAAGTCCGCAGCGGCGGTCGGGGTCATGAACTTGCACAGCGAGCGGACGAGAGCGACGGTCGATGCGTTCGGGGTGCTCGCCTTACGCTCCATCGCGACCCGCTTCGGGCAGTCGGGGCGATGGGCCTTCGCGGTGTGCGCGTCCTCGGCTGCGGCTCGCTTGCCACAGAAGGCGCATCGTGCGGTGTCCCGTGCCATCTCGCTCTCCTCTGCCCGGTACGAAGCCCCGGGCGAGGCGTTGGGATCTAGTTGTTGACCCACGCGGCGATGGCCTTGTCAGCGCCCGTCACCGTCTTGTAGGGCCTGCTCTGCTTGCGGTGCGCGACAATGAAGTCGCCCCGCTCCATGCGACCGAAGCAAACCCAGACCCGCGCGCCGTCAAATCTGCTCGTCGTGGCCCGGTCACTATCGGTGGTCTCGGTGATGGTCTGTCCGAACTCAAATCGCGTGGTGATCATGTTTTTCGTCCCCTTCGGAGGCTTGCTTGCCTCCAGTGCTCTAGTTATAGGGGAATGCTTAATCGGGCGCAAGCGGAAAGCGAAAGATAATGCGAGAAAGTGTGCCCAAGTAGCATGGGCCCCGAAGGGCCCCGCCTCCATGGTCGCCCGTTCATGCCGCGAGGGGCGTCCATGCGACACCGCGCTTGGCGAAGTAGGCGCCCTTGAGGACCCCGATGGCCTCCAGATTGTCGAGGATGGCGTCGTTGCCATACCGCTGAGCGTTCGCGCTCATGATGGCGTCCCGCATGACTAGTCCGGCGATGGCCTCGCGGACGATGCCCATTCGGATTCCGGTGGCGATGTAGGCGGCTGCGGTCTGGGCGTTCGTGATTTCCATGGTGTCGGCTCCTTTGGAGTGCTTCGTTGCCTCCAGTGAGTTAGTTATAGCTGACCCTCAGATAAGCACAAGCGAAAGTGTGAGAAAAGCAAAGAAAGACACAAGCCAGCCAGAGCCTGACACTGCATTGTAGCACACCTTGCGAGATAGACACAAGCGGAAGTCTCGCGATTAACCAACAAGTGCGGTACGGTCGTTTTCCTGACATTGCCCGTTTTCGAATGGTCGGTTTAGCCTCCCCCACGTGGCGAACATGAATACAGAGGCGACCTCTCCGGTTGCCCTTGCCGAGCCAGACGACGGCCCCAAGTGGGTCGAGATGACTCGCGCCGGTATGCACGTCTCCCGCCGCGCTGGAGGCACTGCGACCTCCGGCCAGTCCGTGGTCCCGCTCTCTGACGAAGACATCCTCTCCATGGTGCGCGGGTTCGCGATTGCCAAGGGTGACGGGTTCTTCGCTGGTGGGATGGCGCCGGTCGGCCTGAATCACTCCGAGTTCGACGCCGCGAAACTGACCCTCACGGGTGGCGAGCCAATTCTCGGGGATATGGCGAACTTCTCCGAGGTCCGCGCAGAGCAGAACGACGAGGGCGGGCTTTCCCTGATGGGTCTGCACACGTTCACGCCGATTGCTCAGGCGAACGTCCGCGCCGACTCGCTCCGAGGGTACAGCGTCGATGCTGCGCCCCCTGGCTCCGTCCAGCGCCGTGACGAGACAGTCATCGAAGAGTGGGTGCCCTTCGGCGGCACGCTCACCAATCAGCCCTTTGTCCGAGGCATGCAGCAGGTTGCAGCGTCCGACGCCCTCGTGGTTCACCTCGACGGCAGGCCGCTCACTGCCCCCGCTCAGTTGCCTCTCAAGATTCACACCCCCATGGAGAAGAACCCCATGACCGATGCACTCAACGGCGTCCTCGGCCTTGCCGAAGGTGACGCCGCAGACAAGCAGATCGAGAAGATCATCGCGCTCCGAGACGAGGCCGCGAAGGTCCCGGGCCTTGAGGAGAAGGTCGAACTGCTGACCGCCGACGTGGCCGCGCTCGCTGATGTGCGGGACGGGCTCAAGGGCGAGATCGAGACCCACGAGAAGGCCGCAGACAAGCGCATCATCGATGACGCCGTGTCCGCAGGCCGCATCGCCCTCTCGGAAGGTGCCATCTACCTCAAGGCGTTCAAGGTGATGGGGCAGGAGTACGCGGAGAGCCGCCACCCCGCCGACACCATCGCGGTGGCCCCCATCGTCCTGACGGACGCCAAGGTCGATGAGGGCGCCTCCGTCAAGACCGACGCCAACTCGCAGTGGGAGGCCGCTTACGCGGTGGCCCTCGCAGACTCCGACGGTGACGAGCGCAAGGCATACGCCATCGCGCGTGAAGCCACCCTCGACCAGCGCAACGCCGCATACACCGCTCGCAAGACCGAGTAGGAGAAGACAATGGCCTACAACAACCGCCTCCTGACCAAGACCTACCTCACCAGCGCGGATCTCAGCGCCGGGAAGTACAAGATCCTCCAGATGAACACGTCCAGCCGCGTCGTGCTCGCTGGCGCTGGCGCGACCATCATCCCGTTCGGCATCTGCACCCAGAACGGTGTGGACGGCTCGACCACTGCCGCGGAGGTTCCCGTGTGCAAGGAGGGAATCACCGAGGTCAAGTGCGGCGGGACCGTCGTGGAGGGCGCGCATGTTGCGTCCGACGCGAGTGGCCTGCTCGTGGCTGCTGCCTCTGGCGACTACATCGTCGGCATTGCCGAAGAGGATGGCGTCGTTGGCGATGTCGTCCCTGTGACCCTCACCCTCGGCATCCAGCTCAACTAGCGCGGATCAAGGAGAAACCCCGTCATGGTCGATCGTTCCAAGTTCTTTGACCGCGCGCTGACCGCGTTCGCTGTCCTCAACCGCAACCCGCTTGACATGTTCATCGCGGATCTTGTGATGCCGCCGATCCCCGTCTCCGGGCGAACCGGATCGTTCAACAGCATCAGCGCGGGATTCCGCTACGCCAGCCCCACTCAGGGCCTCAAGCGTGGCTCTGGCGCGCAGTTCAACCGGCTGGCGCTGGACCTCACGAAGACGAGCGCCTACACGCTCGAAGAGTGGGGCATCGAGGCCCCCGTAGATGACATCGACAAGACCTTCGCCTCTGATGATGAGGTCTCGCTGAACGAGGCGGCTACCGCCCTCGCTACTGCCGACCTGATGATCGAACGTGAGCGTGACGCTGCTGCGCTGATGAACTCGGCATCGGTCATCACGCAGACTTCGGCGCTCGCGTCGGCTCTGCGCTGGGACAAGGCTGGTGTGGACCCCCGCCCGAACATCGACGCCGCCGCCGAGACGGTCCAGACGGCCGTCGGGATCCCGCAGGAGCAGTTGAGTCTTCAGATCAACCAGCAGACGTGGAACGTCCTGCGGCGCAACGATGCGCTGATGCAGTTCTTCCGCGCTGGCAACCCGGGCATGACCACCATGAACCGGGCTCAGTTGGCCTCGGCTCTGAACCTCAAGGAGGTCATCGTCGGCGGAGCCGTCGGGAACACCGCCAAGGAAGGCCAGACCGAGAGCAACGCCTACATCTGGGGCAAGTCGGCGCTGATCTTCTACCGCGAAGAGTCGCCCGTCTCCCCGATGATGCCCCGCGGCTGTGGCTTCACGTTCCAGCACAAGAGCAAGGGCCTTCAGGTCGAGAAGTACCGCGAGGAGCCCCGCACCGACATCGTTCTCGCGTCGGCCCTCGAGGACCGCGTGGTCACCTCGGCTGCTTCCGCCTACCTGTTCACCACGGTCATCGACTAGGGGCATCCAATGACTGCACTCGCAGCATCACTGAAGACGGTCAAGAGTGACCTGACGCTCAAGAGCACGCTCACAGTGGACGGTGCTAGCACCTTCACTGGCGAGTCAGTCTTCGACGGCGGCATCATTGCATCCACTGTCCTTGAGGCGCTGGCCGACCCGGGAACGGGCGAGGCTGTCCCCGTGACCGACTCGGTGATCATCGCCATCACCACGGGCGCGTCTGGCGAGACCAATACGGTCGCGATCCCGACGTTCCTCGGCCAGAAGTTGATGTTCTGCCTCGACGTGGACGGAGGCGGTGACCGTGTGATCACGTTCGCCAGCGCCATCAACGTGGCGGGCAACACCATCGCGACCTTCGCGACGGCGCGTCAGAACCTCACAGTCGAGGCCATCCAGTTGGCTGGAGTCCTCGCCTGGGAAGTGACGAACAACAACGGCTCCGTCGCCCTCTCGTAAGCAACTCTGAAGGGAGTGCGCCCCGATGACTGCATACCGAATCGCCCCAGGTAGAACCATTCAGCACGAGGGAGGCGCATCCGGGCACCCTTCTCCGTGTGACTGGCTCATCCCTGCGGATGTCGCGCTGTACCTCGCGGACGGCACGATTGAGCCGATCCCCTCCCCATCGCCGGACTCGCTCCCGGCGCCCTCGGAGGCCCCCGCACCCGTCGAGTCTGAGGCTGTCCCCCCGGCTGATGACGAGGGTGCGGGCGCGCCTCTGGAGATGCCAGAGCGCCTGCCCTCCCTCGGGAAGTTGGCCGCTCATCTTGACGGTCAGTCTGAGGAGTACATCCGCGCGATGCACGCCGCAGACTCCCGCAAGGGCCAGACTGCTCAGGGGCACTACAAGCGCGCCCTGAAGGCTCTCGGGGTCTCCCTGTGAGCCTCGTGCGCCTCATCGCGAAGACACGCCTCACGAACCACGGCGGGGGCCTTCTCGACTCCAACGGCGACCCGAAGGCCACCATCAAGGCGGGTGAAGGGTTCCAGGTGGACTCGGACAACGCCGAGCGCTTCCTCCGTCGTAAGCAGGCGGTCGAGGTTCCCGTTCCCGCACCCCAAAAGAAGTCGAGCAAGAAGGCCGACAAGAAGGGTTAGCCGATGGCGGTAACGCCCTTCAATCCAGACATCGCCTCTGCCCTCGTCTACGCCCAGCCTCAGTTGGCGACGTTGACGACGACGACGACACCGACCGCCGCGCAGGCTGACCTCATCTGGAATCAGGCGTGGGGCAAGGTCGCGACCCATCTCCGCATGGCTGGCATCGGCCTCACGTTCACCGCTGACTCATCGTCTGAGCAGTGGGTGTGGATGGTCGAGGGCAAGTTGACCAGTGGTCTCGTGATGCTTGAGAAGGGCTCTCGCGGGACGAAGCCCATGGGCGTCACGGGCAGCAGCGGAGACAGCACAGCAGACCGCCTGTTGCAGTGTGCCAACGATGAGTTGATGAAGTTGAAGGATCGGAACTTCCGTCTCGCCATCATCGGCGGTGGCGGTGTCGCCGTGAACCTCCCGTCTTCCGGCTTCGCTTCCTCGGACTGGCTCGACTGGAAGAACCCGAACATCGACACGACGCCAGGAACTGGCGCGCTGTACGTGCCTGCGTTGCCCGTGATTCAGGACGGGGAGCCGCTGTAATGGCTCGCTCTCCTCTCAGCGGGAAGGTCTCGCGGTCTATCTCGGTCACCATGGAGCCGGGCGGTCACCAGTTGGCCGTTGGCATGGAGGACTGGGCCAAGGCCATTGACGACTTCTCCCCGATGTGGAAGCCGCTCACGTCGCTCATCCGTCGCCACCACGGGCGCACTTTCTCGTCTGAGGGTGCTGCTACGGGCGGCGGTGTTCGGACCCGTTGGCGCCCGCTGCGCCCCGCTACTTTGGCTCGCAAGTCGCCGGGTCTCCCGATACTGGTGCAGACCGGCGCACTACGGCGAGCAATGGTAAAGGGAGGCTCCGGCTCGCGTGTGCGCTCCACGAAGAAGAGTCACGAGGTCGGCACTCGGGGCGATGTGGGCCGGATTGCCGGGTACCACCAGACGGGCACATCCCGCATGGTCGCCCGTCCTCCGATGCAGTTTGACGCTGACATCCGCGCGCAGAACAGCCTCGGCGGCGCCATGAAGGACATGGCTCAGTTGCTCATCATCAACAAGCGGCGGGTGAACCTGACCAACCGTGTCTGGGATGCGCGCGCTATCGCGAAGCAGGGCGAGTCGCTGAAGAAGATCTCCCGCAGGCAGACCCGATGAGTTACTACGGCGGAAACGACGTACTCGCGACGTTGCTGGAGTTCTTGCAGAACGACACGACGCCCGCGGTCTCGTACAACTCCGAAATCACGCTGTACCGGACGGACAAGGGCATCGCCTCGGACGCGCTCCCGCTCGTTCAGGACTTCCACAGTCCGTTCATCCTCGGCTCACAGAGCACGGTGGCGGGCGTCAACGTCGGCGCGCAGTGGGTCGGCAACGGTCCAGAGACGCTGAACAACTCGCGCATGGTGATTCACCAGATTGCTATCGGCATCTTTGTCCCCGCGTCTGCCCTGGACGGGAGCGCGAACGCTGGCCTCATCGCGGCCACCCACTACGTGACGGTCATGTGCGGGATGTTCATGCGCGCGGGTCTCGTCGGCGCGTTCGGCTCCACGCTGAACAACGGCGGGACGGTGATGCCCACGAAGGTGAACCGGGCGATGGTGACCGGCGCGACGATGGGCATGGAAGACGGCTCGAACGAATACAACTACCTCCCGCTGATTGAGCTCGATGTCGAGGTCATTGGCGATTACCCCGGGACGTGACATGACTGGACCTACCCACGGCGTTGGCCGGTATCGCAAGCTCTACATCAACCCTGAGACGGTCTTCGGCACGGACCCGACCGGATACCCGGTAGCGGCTGACGCTCTGCGCATCATCTCGGCGTCTGTCTCCGGCAAGCGTCCGCGCATTGCCCGGCCTGACGCGAACTGCACCGCGGGCAAGGACGGCAGCATCGCGCAGAAGGGCACGACCGAGGTGCAGCTTGAGTCGTTCTTCCTGAACAGTGGGACCGCGGCGACGGCTGCCGATTGGGCCGACCTGCTCGTCACGTGCTGCGGCTTCACGGCCACCACGGGCACGGACACGACCATCAGCGGCACGAGCAGCACGACGACTCAGGTCGACGTGGCAGACGCCTCTGTGAACAGCGTGGGCGGCTGCATCACGGTGGCTGGCGAACTGCGCCTCATCACCGCCGTGGACACGGGCTCATCCCCCAACAACTTCACGGTGACGCCTCCGATGGTGACGGCTCCGACCACCAACGGGGTGGCCGTCGTCTCTGGCATCGCCTACGCGCCGAACAGCGACAGCGACACCACGCCCTCGTCTGCCACCATCTGGCTCGGGAACAACGCCGAACTGGTGAAGATCACAGGCGCCTACGCCACGGCCTTCTCCGTCGGCCTCGGCGGCACTGAGGCTGGTCGGTTCCCCGTGACCCTGACGGGTAAGACGTTCGCGATCATGTACGCGGGTGCGCTGAACGGCAGCATCGACAACAGCACCACGACCGTGACCGTGGACAACACGGACATGGTGCCCGACGACGTGTCTGCATCCAATCCGTACTACTTCACCATCTCCCCGGGCCTCGCGGCTGAGGAGTTCGTCCAGGTCACGGCCAAGAGCGGCGCAGACCTGACTGTGGTTCGCGCCTCCCCCTCTGGCTCAGCCTCGGCGCACGCTGACAACGCGGTGATCACCCCCTACCAGCCTGCTCCGACGTGGGCAGGGTCTCCGGTGCCAGCGACCGGTGGGAAGGCCATACTCGCGGGCGTGGTGACGCGCCAGGAATCCTCGTCCTTTGCTGTGGACCTCGGACGCCAGCCGGAAGAGAACGTGCATGGCTCTGAGTGGACCGTGGACGGGTACAGCAACGGCATGCGGACCGTGACCCCGACCATCGAGGCGTTCAGCGACAACGCCACGGCAGCCCACCGCGTGCGGGACGCCTTCAACCGTGACCACATCGAGGCGTTCACCCAGCAGGGCGAGGCTACCGGCGCGGTCATCGCGGCCATCGTTCAGAAGATGTACCCCGAGGTTCCTGACTTCGCGTTCTCCGAGGAGGACATGAAGTGGACGCTGACCGGCGAGGCCATCACGGTGACGGTCGGCGGAGACGATGAAGTGATTTTCATGCACGGCTAGCGCTGTGCCCTTTCCAACACCATCAAGGAGTGCGCCGAGATGGACCTGAACCGACTGCGAACACGCCGATATACGCCAACCTTCAACGGGAACCGGGACGACGACGAGTCCCTTGTGGTCATCCACAGGACCCTGCGCCGCTCGTGGGCTGTGAACTACATCGACTATCAGGAGGTCATCAAGCCTCTGTCGGAGACGGCACAGGACGAGGCTGCCACGACCGAGGCCCGCAAGGCGGCTCAGTCGGAGTTGATCGAGACCGCTGCCAAGTTCCGGCTGGACTTCCTCAAGGACCACGTAACGGCGGTGGAGGGATTCAAGGACGGTGAGAAGGACCTCGGCCTCACTGAGTTTTTCGCGCTGTGCGATGAGGAGAGCGACCTTGGGCAAGAGGTCCTTGACTACATCTCCAGCGGCTCGGAGTTCACGGAGGACGACTCAAAAAACTGAGAGCGGCGCTGAACTATCAGGATTCCCCCATCGCCAAATGGATGGTGGAAGACGACGCGGACAGCAAGGAAATCCGCGAGACGTTCAGGGCCGCGGGATGGGACGGAAGATGCCGCCTCTTCGCAGAGAATCGGTGCAACAAAGGAACCTGTAAGAAGAAGGGCTCGGGATTCGTGTCGCCAGTGACAGCACCATCGCCAAAGATGCGCCCGCAGGGGTACAGGATGGCCGACCGTCAGATTGGCTCATGCCCGTCTGAGGCGGCTGACCGGTATCGTGCTGCGTTTCTGCGGTGGAAGGACTGGCGCCAGTTCGGGACGATGCCGGAGCCTGGAGTGGCGGGAGAGCAGTGCTCGTGGACGTTGCAGGCTATCTCCACGCTTGAGGCTGAGTTCAGCCTGATTGAACTCGCCCAGCGCGAGGAGCGTCAGAACGCGGGGACTCATGGCGGATAAGGTCGCCATTGGCTTCAGCGCCGACACGAAGCAGGCCCAGCGGGAGATGCGGGCACTCGGGTCGGCGTTCGGGAAGTTGGGCAGGATCGCCACATCAGCGGAGGGCAAGTTCCTGGCCGCTGGCGTGGCGATCGTGGCTGTTGGTACGGCGACCGTTCAGGCTGGCAAGGCGCTGGTGGAGAGCGCTAAGTCCGTCGCGAAGAACGGCGATGAGTTCGCGCGGATGTCGAGGGTCCTCGGAACGACGAACAAGGAGGTGCAGCAACTGTCCTTCCTCGCATCTGGCGCGCGGGTTGACTTTGCGAAGTTGGGCGCGGGTCTAAAGCGACTTCAACGGAACATGCTCGACTCGACCACCGGCAATACGCGGATGGCTCAGGCGTTCGAGGACTTGGAGATCAAGACGAAGGGCGCGGATGGCCGTCTTCGCAATGTCGTAGACGTGACCAAGGACTTGGCCGACCGGATCAAGGACATGGGGAAGGGCGCAGACGCAACCGGCACACTCATGCTTCTGCTGGGGCGCGCGGGTACCGAGACTGCGGATGTGTTCCTTCAGGGGTCGGAGGCGTTCGACCAAGCGGACGCCAGTCTGAGGCGCCTCGGCGGTTACATGAGCAACGAGGCCATGAGGGCATCTGAGGCTTACATCACGTCCACCGTGGAACTCGACGTGGCCGTGCAGGGTCTTGAGAACAGCTTTGCTGAAGGCTTGATCCCCGTGATGACTAACTTCAACACGAGCGTCACCAAGGGCATCGGACTCGCGCGCGCCCTCGCAGCGGAATTGAACGACTCAGCCTTTGACAAGGCGGCAACGTTCTTCACAACTCTTGCGGGGAACGCTGCTGGGAACGTGTTCTCTGTCGTCTCTCCGAAGTTGGCAGCAGCCCTCAAGATGCTCCGACTCATCACGAAAGAGGAGGAGTTCATCGGGCCGCTGCCCCCTGTCGGGTTCGTCCCGCCAACACCCGCTGGTGATGGGCCTGGGTCGGCGCGAACCCTGCGGGACCACTCCGCCCCTGAGAAGTTGCGCGGGGCTAAGATGCCTCGCTTCAACTTCGACGCCATCAACGACGCGATCA